AGCGAACGGACTACGAGATGTCAAGGAGGACTGTGACAGTTTGTTTAGTGTCCACCATGTATTGACAAAAGTGCTCAGTTTCCCTTATAATTAGTGTAAGAAAACAAAATTTTATGCCCGCAAAGAAACATTCATTTGATATAGGAACTTTGAGTTCTGCTATAGATCAAATAAACGTGCAGGGTTCCAAGGTTTTCATTAATTTCTCAGGAAATGAGAAAACCTACGAGTATTCTTGGAAACCTGCAAACCGCATACTTTTAGAGAAACTTGAAGGTTTTGTCAAAGACCCAGAAAGTTTATCACTTGGACGTTTTTATAATGATTCACTCAAAAATGGTGATTTGATCCAATTATCAGTATAGTACACACTTACTACAAAAGGTATCAAAAATGGCTAAATCTTACACTTCTCGCAAAAGTGGCAGCTTTTCACAAAAAAAGAAGAAACTGGCAGAAATTGAAGAATTAGAAGAAAGTGGACTATTAGACATGTTATCTAATAGACAGAAATTATACTCTAAGGACATGGAGGCATTCTATGATTAAGACTTATGTTGAGACATATGAGACGCATAAGACATTAGAGACAGCAATAGCCCTGTGCCAGTACCTCTTGGACACTGACCAGGTGCTGCCCCAGTATAAAACCCTCTGCAACTACATGTTGCTAGAGGGTTGCTGTTATGACGTTGGATATATTATTTAATGATCACACCTCTTGTCTTGATAGGCATCCTCGTTCCAATGCTCATTAGGATCCAATGCCCCTAGGTATTGCATAATTTCATCATAGGTTTGCATACCTGAGCGAGTCATAGTATTACAAGTATATTCCCATCCGAGGTCACATAGTTTATCCATTAGCACGGATAGTTTGATTTGACTTTTTGATTTCTGCATTAGAGTTGATTCTCCCATACTTGTGTTTTAAATGATTTAACTGCCTTGTCTAGTTGGCGTATGTCCCCGTCACATATACGGGGTTCGTCATCGTTACCAACAAAAGAAAATATGTTGTTGACGTTTGAGATGAGGTCTAGCAGTGCTAGTTCGTTTGGTGTGTAGTCCATTACTGACACCTCCCCTCGAATATAACATTTGCTTTTTTGTCGAGTGCTATTTGAACACCTAGATGATCTGCTATAAGATTGAACATCTCAGGTGTAAGTTTGTTTGCTTCACAGAATTCTGTTATTGCTTGTTCATAGCAATCTTCAAGAATGGATTCGTGATGTAGAGTTGACATAGATTTTAAAACCTTGTTTGTATACTATTATTATAGTCGATAAGAGGGGTATTTAAACCCCCCTTGTGACAGTTTGTCAACTGGCATCCGCTGTCTCAGCGTTTGGAATAATGACAGGCGAAAGGGTCGTTGATGTGCAGTTATATTCTTTATCATATGTCTTTTTGTATGCATAGCAATTCCATTCATTCATGAACCACAGGTAGAGAAACTCTTCGCCCGCGTCATAATCAGTTAAGTCTGTTAACGTTTGGAAATGCTTCGGTGCTTCATCATCACCCCCATAGTAATTTGGTTCGGGATCCTTTTTAATGAATTCTTGTTTCTCATAATCGAAATCAGAATCAGACCAACATGAAGACATATTGCCACCGTCGATGAGTTCGCGGACCTTTTCGTCGGTGTTGTATTGTTGGTTAAGGGTTACACCCAACCATTCGGGATAACCATCCCAATGGTGATAAACACTAACAATGGAATCATCGGATAATACATAACCTATTCTTGAGCGAGTTGACATAGTTTACTATGAAGTTGTTTACTTTTATATTATAGACCCTAGAGTTACGATATCTAGGGTCTTTTGGACACTCTGTGAACTGTCTACACATTACAGATATCCAGCAATCTCACATCCTGGTTCATCATAGAACCATGACATGGACAGGTCGTCGAATTGTTCAGAAATGGCTGAGTGTATTTCTTCGGGTGGACTCCATGCGGTCTCAAAATTGACCTCGAATCCGTGTGGCATCTCTGAATCGTCAATCTCTAAGGAATAACAATCCCATTTAGTCCCCCAGTTTTGGCATCTCCAGTTATACCATCTATCGTCTTGTTTACCAGTGGACGGAAAATGTAAACCTTTAAATTTGTCATCTGACATTACAGGCAGTTCACCAACGTCGCCACGTGGATCTGAAAATGAATACTCTTTCAATTGACTCTCAGCAAGTGGAACTTTAGTCCAATCAGGTTCGGGGATGAATGATCCGAACACGGAATCTCGTTGCTCTGTGTTGTCGTCATTCGGCAATCCTTTTTTAAATATGTTATGTAGTTTTAGGATCGCTGTTGTATCGTCACTATAAAAAGTAACTCGATTATGGCAATGGTTTGGCATTAACCCACCCCCTGTAAATCGTAATTGCATCTGGACACTATGAAAGCGTCATCAACTGTTGTGATGTTGTTGCTGTCTATGTGTTTGAAATACTTGTTGATGTGTCTACTAGTAGTTGAACTGTACCATGTAGATGTTTTGAAGTGTCCAACACCTGATGCAAATCCAGCAACAGGTGTTTCATATGAAAAGAAAATGGAATCACCATTATTAAGACTGAGTTCTGTTTGGTTAGAACCTAATTGTCTGAGAATCATTTTAAAATGTCCTTTGTTTGGTTATACTTTATTATAAGGCATGGATCTACGTGATCCATGCATGAGTGTGCCAGTTTGTTAACTGGTTACGTAGGTAAATGCTGCTTTGAAGTCATCATGAGCGGGTTCACCGTCGTAGATTTGATTCATGACATCTCTTACACGCTCACGGTCTAGACTGTCACCGTCCCCCCATGTGTATACGTCGCTGTCATAATGTGCTATGGCATCAAGGTATAAAGTTGTCGCGTATGCGATTTGTTCCTTTGTGCGTCCTTGGTCATATAGTCCACCTGATCCGTAAAAGGATAAACAGTAATTAATGAAGTCGTTAAACGATGTGTTCATAAGTCAAAGATCCTGAGAATAGTAAGAAAGAAAATGTAAAAAACCTCTGTGAGTTTGCGGGTCATTTGAATACCAAATTTGGAAGCGTTACCGCTGTATACATTATAGCATCCTGACGAAATGCATTTTTGTAGATCTGTCCCACTTCTAGAAGTGTCTCTACAATAGCGGGTGAATCAGTGTTAACAGAGATAACCTTGCTAGATTCCACGGTGCCTTGATATATGCCTTGACAATCTTGAATAGTTGCGTATTCAAGTTTGGTGCATACAGTCTTTAAAACGAAGTCATCCCACATTTGACGGGTGACTTGTCCCTCTGATCCGATATTAAGTCCAAGGGTGATGCTATGAGTTTGCATAAAGCAGTAATCTTCAGTACCTCTTAATTGTAGTCCATAGGTCCTACGATTCCAGCTGCCAGTGTGCCAGTAATATTAGTGGCACAATAGGCATTTCCATATAGATGCCTATGCTCTATAATACATGGTATAGACAACAAACAAGGTTTTAAAACTTATGTTCAACGACAAACTCCAACCAATCTACGACGGAAAGGTTTTAGTCAATCAATCAGCAATGAATGACCCTGCAGTTAAGGCAGCATTGCACGCTATGAGTAAGAGGAACTTTGAACCTCAAGAGATTAACAGATACGGAATCTGGTACATTAGCGATAGGCACTAATGTTACGAAATATATCCATTTACAAACAATCACTTATTAACGTCCTTGATGACGCTATAATAAGTATATACAAATCATTCAGACCTCAAAGCATTATGACTACTTGGGCAATCCAACCTTCACACTACGGAAACGAAGTTAAGATCTGGGCAGACGTGTTCGACGGATCACTATTTGCAGACGCAAAGCGTCACGCAGAGAGACAGGCAGAATTGCTTGGCGAACCTGTCACAATCTGGAAATGCGGTAGCATCTCCGAGTTCAAATGGATGGAGGTTAAGTAATGACACAGGCAAAAGACACAGAGTGGTTTCGCACTCTCGTAATTACCGAAGTTGAAGAAGAGGTGCTAGTCACTATGACGCAATTCTTTATAGACAATGGGTGGGTAGTCCACGACACCGAAGCAGCATTTGACTCTCTAGTTGAGAAAGTCTGCGAACCCGCACCGTGGGACTATACCCCACAAAAATGAAGTGTAACGAAATATATCAATTCCCTGATATATCCACACTAGGCACTTATGACCTAGTATAATAATAGTATAAACAAAACGAGATTCAAATCTATGTTCCCATTAATCGAAAGATTCATCGAAGTTCCAAATACAAACATACAGGAACCAGTACTAGCAAGTCAATTTGCAGACGAACTTTGCTTAAGCATAAGCGAAGACTACGGATATGCCGAGGTCGTATGGTACGCACTTAATGGCACTCGCGTTGTCGAAGGTTCTTATGGCAACCCTGCTCTAGTGGGGGTTGTATAATGTCATTTTTTAAACACGTTCAATTACATAAGTACGACCTAACCGACAAGGGTGTTACACAGGCGTGCTATGATGAGATGAAAGCAGACGGATATGATATCGTCATCACAGAGAAAGAGATGCAAGTGCTGGCAAAGCACAGGTGCGAAGAGTTCAAAGACTATATGCGACCCCTCTTCGTATGAACACCGCACTGTATAGAGATATAGTATATACTGAGTATATGCTAGAACATGACCTAACATACACACAGATGCTAGAGCGTGTTCACGTAGATGAGATGCTCAAGCGTGTTGCTCACCTTGAGTGGCAAGACGACCAGCGAGCAGCGTGGATGAGTGGGGACAGTCCACAGTACACAGTCCCCGAAGACTGTCCATTCTGATAACGTGGCATTGATTGGGCATGGTGAGAGTCCATGCGTTAAAGGATATCAATCTATGTAAGACCACACACCGATGCAAGGCAAGGGTAGCGTTCACTAATCGCTTTTAAGTCGAACCTCTTGCATCACCACTCTTAAAACAGCGTCGCCCCCCCGTATGCCGTTTAAGGAGTCCCAGAGCAGCTAATCTATAAAGTCTTGCATCCGCGAGCGTGATATTAAAAATATTTTTTTTCCAAAAAATGCCCTCTAAGATTTTTTCCAACAAAACCACCTCAGTATACCTTTACAGTAATACGATTGCGTCTACTGATAACCTAGTCAAAACCGCCATCAAAGATTTCTTACCGAACTATACTTTGAACTGTAAGAAACCTGTACAGATATATTGGAACAAGTCAGACACTGATAGTCATACAGTAGTTGCAGTATCCACAAAGAACGTTGGTGTAGATATTGAATATATGAAAGAACGTCCTTTTGAGAAGATAACTAAGAGATACTTTGACATTCACGAAGTTACAGACAACAAAGAGACCTTCTATAGTCTCTGGTGTCAGAAGGAAGCATACACTAAGTGGAAGAAAGAGAAGATAGCAGTGAATATGCAAGAGCGTATTGATAAGGTATTGATGTATGCAGATAAGATAGAAGACATGGTAAGATTAGATGGTCTACCAGACAATGTTGTAGGATATGTTTGTACTTGACATTGTGTTGGTTTCCATATATAATAAATAATACACATCTCTTTCTCTCTTATGCGTTACGTTCTGTATGACGATTCTTTCGACGAAGTAGGTACATATGACAGTATCTACGATTTACGTAAGTATCTCTGCGATAGAAAGTACGACATAGACTGCGATAAGGACATAGGAGATACATTTGATTACATTAAACATATCAGATGGCACTTTGACATAAAACAAGATTAGGAGGATTCATGTCAGGCGATTACTTCACACATACAGATAGAAGGTATGATGAGATATTGGAGAGGTTAGATGTATTAGAGAGAAAGGTAGCAAACTCTAAACTTATGATGAAGAGAACTATGGATGGCGACTATGAGAGACTTGTCGATGTTGTAGTTGAACATGATAAGACCATTACTGAGATAGTAGAACATACTGTCGGGACTTTGACTGAAAGTGAAGATACTAATTGGTAAACTATTTGAGTATACGATTCTAGCAGGGGTAGTAACCTTTCTAGGGCTTGTATTCTTGTTTGAGATATTAGATTTGTTTTTAGTCAGACCGATCTATCAAAAGTTATTTGGTAAACGACGTAGGAAAAAACCCCGTAAACCCCGCGTTGGTCTCAAAGGATAAATAGGAGAATGGAACATAAACCTGTTACTTATATGTCTGCGTTAGCACGCAAGTTAGCAGACCTTTCGCACACATCGCAACCATTATGGCAGCAGTATCAAGAAAGGGAGATAGTCTTTCCACAGGTCACGCTTGTGCAGGATCGACCACGCTCTCTACCCCTTCTCAGTCAACTGTCTATGCAGATGGCATCCTTATCGCAAGAGTAGGAGACCCGACTGTATCACACCCCTTTCCACCTGTACCAGCGTGTGCTCCACATGTTGCTACAGTAAATGCAGGATCCCCCAATGTATATGTGGCAGGAGTTAAAGTTGCTCGTATTGGCGATAGTGCCGATGCAGGAGCAATGACTGGGGGAAGTCCAACAGTATTCGCAAACAACAATTAATTATGGCAATGACATGGAACACTGGAAACAGTATTGAATCGAAACCAAAGAAATCAGCACAAGGTCGTGGACAACACACGAAGTATAGTGCTACATCAAGAAACAAAGCAAAGAAGAGGTATCGTGGCCAAGGCAAATAGAATCGTAGATGGTTGTAGAAATGCAAATATTCCCGTAGATATGTCAGATGATTTCTACGATAATGGGAATGAATATTGCAGATATCTAATCACAGACCCACGTTCTGATAGAAAACCAAAAAAACGAGTATAAATATATTGATAGCACTATATTGACACAAAAGTGGCATTGGTATCGAAGTCATTTAGAGACTTCTCTTTAACATTTGAAAAGAATGCAGTTACAAACGATGTTTTGTCACTCAAGAATGAAGCAGCCATCAAAGCAGCAGTCAAGAATATAGTATTATATAACTTTTATGAGAAACCTTTTGATCCTACCTTTGGTGGTAATATCATTGGACTCTTATTTGAGAATTACACAAACGGTCTAGCAACAGAGATTGAAGAAAGAATCACTGAAGCTATACAAATACATGAACCAAGGGTTGCAGTCTACGAAGTTATAGCAGACTGGGAAGAGAATCGCAATGAACTAAACGTTAGTGTATCATATCTTATCTTAGGACTTGCTCCTAAAATTGATGATGTTAGTATTGCATTTAAACCATAATGGCATTCAACCAAGTTAATGCTCTTGAATTTAACGAGATCAAGGCACAAATTAAAGAATATTTACGATCTCAGTCACAATTTAGTGATTATGACTTTGAAGGATCATCTCTTACAGTACTTTTAGACTCGCTTGCGTATAATACGTACTATACAGCAGTCAATGCGAACCTTGCTGTCAACGAAGGGTTCCTTGAAACGGCAGTTTTACGTGAAAATGTTGTAAAACTTGCTCGTATGCTTGGTTATACACCAAAAAGTGCAAGAAGTGCAACATGTACAGTCGATATTTCGATTCAAACAGTGTTTCCATACCCTATAACTGTCACAATGGCAGCAGGATTGGTACTAAACTTCACAGGATTGGATAATAACAACTTTGTTTTCTCTCTTCCGACTGATAATACAGTATCTGTAGACAGTTTAACAGGTATCGCAACGTTTTCTAATATAGTTTTGAGTGAAGGACTGTTCCTTACAGACACTTTTGTTAAGAACACTAGTCAGAGACAGAGATTTATATTAACTAATGAAAATGCAGACACCTCCTCCATGATAGTAGAGGTGACTTCTGGTACAATTACAGAGAAATATTTACAAGCGACTGATATTACAAAGATAGATGCTAACTCTAAGGTATTCTTCTTGGAGGAAAGTGAGTATGAGATACCCGAAGTTCTATTTGGTGACGGTATTATTGGTAAAAACCTTGCTAATGGTGATGTTGTTGACGTAAAATACGCAACTTCAACAGGAACAGGTGCAAATGGACTGAAAGTTTTTAATAATATTGGTACGTTTAGAGATAATAATCTAAATGCGATCACTTCTGGCATCACAATTTCAGTTACAAGCTTCCCAGATGGAGGTGCATCTGCAGAAAGTACAGAATCTATCAAGTTTGCTGCTCCTAAATTCTATTCTGCGTTCGGTAGAGCAGTTTCTACACGTGATTATGAAGCGATAGTGCCTCAAATTTACGCAAACGTAAGTTCTATAGCATGTTATGGTGGTGAAGAAGCAGAACCACCTGAGTATGGTAAGGTATTTTTGGCAATCAAACCAAAAAATGCTGATAAATTATCACTTTCTGAGAAAAATGCCATTTTGAAGAAGTTGAGAGAGTATTCTGTAGCTGCAATTCAACCTACTATCATTGATCCGAGCATACTTTACATTGATTTGACCACTTTTGCTTACTTCAACCCTAATGTTACACGTAGAGAACCATCAGAGGTTAAGAATATCATCATTGCAGCGTTAACTACACTTAATGCGAGTGCAGAATTTAACAAATTTGGTGGAAAGTTCAAGTTTTCCAAGTTACAAAAGATAATTGATGATGCAGAGACATCAATAACATCTAATATAACACGTGTAAAGATGAGAAAGAACGTAACAGTCGAACTCAACGCTCGTGTTAACTACAAAATATGTTATGGAAACAGAATCAATCAGCAAACATCAACGAAACCTTCAGTTTCTTCGTCTGGTTTCAAGATTGTGGGCGATGACATTAATACGTATTATCTAAATGATGATGGTGCGGGTACATTACGCTTGTATTATGTAAAAGGAACTGGTGAGTTTGAGTATGTGGATGGACTATGGGGAACCATAGACTATGACATGGGTGAAATTGTAATTAATGACTTGATTATTCAGTCTACATCTGTTACTAATAATCAATTACAAATATCTGCATGCCCCAAGTCGAACGATTTGATTTCTTTACGAGAAACCTATCTGACACTAGGTATAGATAATACGACTGTTAGTGTATTAGAAGATACTATCAGTAGTGGATCAAATCTTTCTGGAACAGGAGTGCTTCCAGAATCTAGCTATCAATACTAAGAATGACAAATAGTAGTTGGAAAGTTGGGTCGTGGACTACCCCGACCACCACGGTTACAGCAACGCCTGTACCGTCGGAGGTTAGTCCTGAGTCGAGATCGAAGATATCTACGAACATACAAGCACAGTTTCCTAGTTTCATACAGGAAAACTTCCCCACATTCATAGAATTTGTAAAAGAGTACTATAAATCACAAGAATTAAAAGGATATTGCATTGACATCATCCAAAACTGGGGTGATTACTATAATATTGACCAATATGGAGAACTTGTAACTGAAACAACGCTAATTTCTGCTGTCACAACGTCTTCTACAACAATTGACGTCGAATCTACACGTGATTTTCCTAGTGAAGGACTTTTATTGATTGGTGATGAGATAATTTACTACCAAAGTAAAGGATCTACACTATTTCAAACATGTGCACGCGGATTTAACGCTGTAAAGGCAGTTGGATTGGAAAATGAGTATAAATTTGAGTCTACAGTAGCTGCAAGTCACGCAATTGGTGCTACAGTTGTCAATTTGAACAATATTTTCCCACTTTACATGTTAGGGAAGTTCAAAGAGCAGTTTTTATCAACATATCCAAAGAATTTTGCAACTGGAGTTACAGAAAGTACAATAATTAAGAGAATTAAAGATTTTTACGCTTCTAAGGGTTCTACAAGGTCTTTCCAATTTGTATTGAGGTCACTTTTTGGCGTTGATTCTCAAGTGTCTTATCCACGAGACAGAATATTCAAACCATCCGATGCATACTTCACTTCTAGAGAAGTAATTCGTGCAGTTCCTGTTTCTGGAGATCCTATTGCACTTGTAGGTCAAGTATTGTATCAAGAAGCAGATGCAACAGACTCTGATGTTGAAGCAGCACGTATTTACGTAAAAGGAGTTGTAGAAGTCTTTACTCCTCAAGGATCTATCTTTGAAATTGACGTAGATACTAATAATTCATCTGGTGCATTTGTTACACCGTATAAAACTGTATTATCTTCGGATTTAGGTGCTAATTTAATAGATGATGTAGTAACAGTTGATTCTACACTAGGATGGCCACAACAAAACGGTAGATTTAGATTAGAAGACGAAATAATCACTTATACCGACAAAACTGTTACTCAATTCTTAGGATGTAGTCGTGCTAGGGAAAATACAGTCAATGTTGCCCATGATGCAGGACAAGAAGTGTTTGCTGCGTTTAAAATCTACGGTAATTCTAATATAGACGGATCAGAGATACAATTAAAGGTATTTGGTGGAACTAGAGGGGTTACACTTAATGATGGTGGAAGATATTACTTACCAGACTCAAAAGTCACCACACCCACTGCACCTGGCTTCGATAGTCTTGATCCAATATATGATAGCTTCATCTATAATGTCAGACGTGCTCTCAGAGGCGACTCAGCGACCCTAGGAAGCATCAATGCTGATGGTTCGGTAAAATGTACCGTAACTACTAAAGAGAAGCATAGATTGGTCAGAGATGACGTAATTAGAATCCTAAATGCACCTGAGGACATCTATAACAATAATCACGATGTTGTAGGTATTGTTGATGACTTTACTTTTGAATTCAACTTTACTACAACCCCTGCTAATGGCATAAGTGGTTATGAGTTTTATATTGCAAGAGAATTTGCATTTGGAAAGAGTGATTATGGTTCAATCGACAATGCAGTCAATAAATTCACAGGAGACGTACAAAATACTTACAAATCCGCATCAGACGTCATTGTTGCTAGTACAGGTATACCAACTCATAAGATAGGACCTTTTGCTTCCACTGATTTAGTGCCAGGCAACCAAAGGTACTTAAAACGCATTCCAATCACACCCTCAGTCAAAAGTACAAAGACTGCAACTCCTGTAGGACAAGTTGGTCTTGGTGTAAACGGAGTTCCTTTCTTTTCATACAAAGGAGAGGGTATTAAGAAGTATGGTGGTCTATTATCAATTACTAAGACCACTGGTGGTGAAGGATACGACATTACAAACCCACCCACAGTACAATTTGAAGCAGATCATAAATTAGGTGCAACATATGCATCATCAACTAGAGTAAAATATAATGGAAACAGATACGTTGCGGATACTGCTGGTGTAACTTCTACCACAACACATCCTACTCATACACTTGGTACAGTGACACTCGGAACTGTTAACTGGACATATGAAGGTGAGTCCGCTGCAGCGACTGTAACTGTTACAGGATCCGTAACAGCAGTCAACGTTACTGACGGTGGTACAGGATACATAACTCAACCAGTTGTTTCTATTACTGGTGGTGGAGCTACATCAGATAATCAAGCATCTGCTACAGCACAAATCACTGATGGTGCAGTTACTGGTATTAATGTGGTGCAAGGTGGTTCTGGATATACAAGTATTCCAACTGTCACACTGACTGGTGGAGGAGGAAGCGGTGCTACTGCTACAGCAATCTGTAGAGGACCTGTAGATACAATCACAATTACTGATGCAGGAAGTCAATATACATTTGAACCAACTATTGATTTGATTACTGGTAGCGGTGCTGTTGCGTATCCATCAATATTAAATGGAAAGATAGAAAGTATAATCGTCACATTTGGTGGTACTGGATATTATGGTGCACCTGATGTCATCATTACAGGTGATGGAGTTGGTGCTACCGCGTTTGCTGTTGTTGATAGTGGTACAAATATTGTTACTTCTGTTAATGTTACGAACAAAGGTGCGGGATATACAGCTGGTGCTACTACAGTGACTATTGTTTATCCTGGTTCTGGTGCAACATTCCAAACCAACCTTACGGAATTATCATTTAATGAAGCTGCAACACAAGCAGAATTGGGAAGTTCATCATTCACAGAGCGTAAAGTTACGGATACTGCGGGTGGTGCGTCAATACAAGGTGAAAACTATTTGATATATGGCGGGGAATATGGATATATGCACAACCCTAAGAAGCTTAGGTTCCTTACAAAGGATAATATCAGCTCTGCTCTTACGGAACTTAACCCTACAGCACACTCTCCTATTATTGGATGGGCATTTGATGGACACCCAATATACGGACCTTATGGTTACGTTGATCCAGAGAACGCAGCACCATATAACTCATATAAACAGATAGTTAGTAGTTATAGAGTAAAGAATGGTAGAAGTGCCCTTCTAAGCGGTCTCAACGACCCTCTAGGGACTTATATTGAAGATTATGAATATGTACAAGGTTTAGGTGATTTAGATGAATATAATGGTAGATTCTGCGTCACTCCAGAGTTTCCAAATGGAGTGTATGCATATTTTGCTACAATTAAAGGTTCCGCAGGGGAACCAGCGTTTCCATACTTTGTAGGACCTAATTTCTACGGAGAAGCAGCTGCTGTAAACTGGAACGGAAATGGTTTGCAGAAAAACTTCACAGAAGACGCTATACGTTACAGAGAACCATTTATAGGTGTGGATAATATTGTAGCGAAGAGAAAGGAACTTGATAACAAAGTTGACTTCTTCTTATCCATGGAAGATACTACAACATTAATTGTTATGGAGACTGGAGAGAATCTAGCGTATCTTGAAGATGGTATTGGATACTATAGTTACTATCCTACTATTAGAGGTGGTTTAGCAGATTCTCTTGTTGTATCTGCAACAAACAAATACTCATCAGCGGGAATAGATCAATATCTTGTAGAAGGTGGCGGTAAAGAATATAAAGTAAACGATAGACTGTTATTTGACAATACAGGAACTGGAGGAGACGGAGTTAGCGGAACTGTGTCTACAGTTGAGGGTGTAACTGTCTCCAGTCTTACAAATGCGGTTTCTGCGTATGATGACATCTACACTACTACAATAAACACATCTACAAACCATTATTTACTTGTGGGTGATCAAGTTACAGTTGATGTGACTGATAACGCAAATACCAGAACTCTATTCAGTAAGATTATCAGTAATAAGTATCATTTCAAATATTTCGACTTACAGAGCTTAAAACTTCTTTCTGCGTGGACAATGAGTACTGCGTACAACAAAGAGGATCTTGTTTACGTAGATAACAGAGTTTATAAAGCAGCAGATACAGGAACATCGGATTCTAGTTCTGGAAATGCACCTACACACACTTCTGGAACTGTAACAGACGGAACCTTAACATGGACGTATGTAAGAACACGTACAGATGGAAATCTATATCAAGGTGGTTGGAATAGTATTACTGGTGGATCTGGTTACGCAAATGGCACATATGTCAACGTACCTATAACAACTAGTGGATCTGGTATTGGTGGACAAGCAACTATTGTTGTTTCTGGAAATGCGGTAACTGCAGTAACGATTACTTCAACAGGAACTGGATATAACGTAGGAGATACAATATCTGCTGCAGACATCAACCTTGGTAATGCAGGAGGTTCTAGTTTCAGTATTACACTTACACAAACACAAAGAGAAGCAGTATGTCATACGAATCTTGCACATCAAGTCAATATCGGTGATACAGTCAATATCTCAGGTGTCTCACCTACGTCTTACAATAAGACAGACTATACAGTTATTAGAACAGAAACTTTACGTAGATTTACGATAAAGAGTAATTTTGCAACTCCTGCAGCTGCAAATGTCACAACTGCGGAAGTTTATGTTCAAGAAGCTAAGTTACAGTTGATAGATGGTCACTCATACACCTTTGATACTACAGATAGTAGTAATGCGGGTAAAAAGTTAGCATTTACCTTTGATCCAGCAAATACAGACATATTCACTTATAAAAACGTTACTAGTGAAGTATTAGACTCTGTAACCAGTGAACAGAACTCTATTACGATTAAGATAACAGGATTGCCTGGTATTTTCTATTATTTCGATTTACAGGGAGCAATAACTGGTAGTTACTTTACAACTATTAATGATCCTGTAATTGGAACAAACACGGTTACAGAAAAGACAGATACCACGTTTAAGTACATTACTGCTCTAGAACCAGAAGCAGGGTATACTGTTGGCGTATCATATGCTTCAAACTCAATATATGCTACAGGTGGTATAAAAACAATTACAGTTGGTGATCCTGGCAGAAACTACTCATCTTTACCTAAATTCAACGGAACTACAAGATCTGGTTCTGGTGCTACTGCTGTAGCAACTATATCTGGAATATTATCTAGTGTATCAATTACAAATGATGGATCTGGTTATAATCCTTCATCTTTACCTAACGGTGTTGTAACGTTACCTGATTTTGTTGATTTAACGCTTCAAAACGTATTTGGTTCATTCGTACCTAATGAGATCGTTATATCTCAAGAAACTCAAGGAAATCAAACTGCAAGAGCTCAAGTAATATCATGGAACCCAGTTAACTCTGTATTAAGAATAAAACCATTACAGAACACTAGAACTGGTGCTGGTAATAAAGGTTACATCATGTTCAGTACTGGAACTGCTGCAACCAATAATGTATACAGTTCTGACTCTCAAGGTTCTATACAAGCGATAAGTGGAACTCAAGCAATCGTTGCCACTGCTGTAAGCGGGGGTGGTAAATTAAGTTCTGTGACAGTTACAAATGCGGGTAGTAATTACAGATCCGCACCAAGTGTCGTATTTGACGATCCTTACTATGGATCTGTCGCAACTGTCTCACTTACGTCTCAACCTGCGGGTAACGGAACATTTACTGCAACTACAACAACCACTGGAGTAACACAGTCCACTGTTTCACCCGTTGGTGGATCTGGAGCAACATTTACATTTACAACAGATGGTAATGGAAGAATAGACACAGTATCTGTTACTGGTGGCGGTAGTACATATTCACTAGGTGATGTAATTACTTTTGATGGTACAAAGTTACCAGGCGGTGATAGTACAGAAGACTTTACTATAACAATTCAAACACTATCACATGCTGATCCTGCAACCATATCAACTATTATCAATGCATCTATTGACACCGTAACAGTTACTAATGGAGGTTCTGGATTTTTATCTGCTCCAACAATATCAGTAAGTGGTGGTAATGGAATTAATGCTGTATTGAATGCAACAATACAAAACCAGAGTGTTACATCTATTGGTATAGAAGCAGCTGGTATACAATATCAAAGTGCTCCTGTTATCAACATTGAACAAAAAACTGGAACTGGTGCATCTATATTACTTAAATCTTCAGACCTTGGAAAAATACTTAAGATTAGTGGTGATAATATCACATACAACTATTCACATGATAGAACACTTAAACCATCGCTAAACACAACATATAACTTACAGTTGATTAGAACTCAGGTTATTGATTACATTGACGTTGTGAATGGTGGTTCAAACTTTGTATCTCAACCAGAAATCGTACTTACTGGTGGACAAGGTTCTTTATTTGCATTAAAACCTATTATTGAGAATGAAGTAATACAGGCAGTAACTGTTGAGAATCCTGGTAGAGGATTTACATCTGCACCTACTGTAACTGCAAAAGTGAGTCATAGTTTTGTTGGATTACAATCTAGCAGCACATTGAACTTCCCATATAATGCAAAGATACCCTCAGGTACACAAGTAACTCTTATAGAGACTACTGGACAGTTCCCAGAACCATTAGCAACTAATACTGTTTACTATGCCATTGCAGCAACTACAGCAAATGGATTAGCAGATAACCAAATTAGATTAGCATCATCTCTTGCAAATGCAAATACAGAAACATTCATTAACTTTACTAGTGCTCCTGTAGGAGATATATCAACAGGGCAGACTGCTTTCACTTTAGAAACTATTGACCTTGGTGATGTTATCAATGCATATATGAAACCAGCAACTTTCTCTATCGGAGAAAGAATTTATCAAGGTGCATCAACATCTTCCTTTACTGCATATGGATTTGTTAAGAACTGGGATGCCTCTGGTCGTGTTGTTAGTGTAGAGATTATAGAAGGTGAGTTTAAGATTGGTGAACCTGTATTTGGTGAAGAGACTGCAGCATTTGGTCAAATTCATACATTTACCAGAGCAGATGCAGTCTTTGACGTTTCTCCTATCAGTATTAGTGCGTCTGGTTGGGAAAGAACCACTGGATTCCTTGATCTTAATGAACAACGTGTTTATGACAGTAATAGATTCCAAGAATTCTCATATGACGTATCATCTTCAATAAACATCAACGATTGGAAGAATCCACTTAAGTTTGCTGCACATCCTGCAGGATTTAAGGTAGTTGGTACACAAGTACTATCACAATCAGTCAAGAAGGACTATAGATCTAGACCAAACCTTAATTTAAGTGCTGGTAATGATACTGACTGGTGGCAATCAACAACAAATAGTATAGGAACTACATTTAATGGTACAACATTTGTTACGCCCAAACCATCTGCAAGGAATACTGGTAAGTTATCTGTAATCAATAACTTTGCACTAGCAAAACCAGATTACACTGCAGCAGTTCCTACAGAGGTATCAGTATTTGGTAGACAACTATTAGATATTCAAAAAATCCTATCATGTATCGTTTATAAGATTGATGACATTAGTGATAGATCAATTACTTTTGATGCGTCATCCTCTAGCATTGTAGATGTATCAAATAATAGACTTACACTTACAAACCACGGTTTACTTGAAGGTCAACGTGTAACTTACAAAGCTGGTGGAGATAGATTCCAAGATGCTAGAGATTTGATCATTGCTAACATTGATCATATTGTTGAAGAGACTATCGGAGCTTTAAATGCAGCGTATCCATCACTTAATTACAGTGGAGCGACATGTGCTAGAGATACTAGACTTGTAATCGCTGCTTGGGCAAACGATCTCAAGTATGGTGGTAATTACTTTACACTAGCAGCAACTAACTCATATGTTGGTGGTGTTGTTAGTCAAGGTAACGCATATATTGATGCTGGAAATTTACTTAAAGATAATAAGAATCTAATTGCTGCTGAAGCAGTGTATCAAATGTTACAAGATGGAACAGTTGGTATTCCATCAGGTTTTGCTGGTGTACCTGGCGGTGATCAGAACTGTATTGACGATATTGTAGATGTTGTTGAAGCAATCGCATACAATTTAACATATGGTGCAAATAGTGAGGTATGGGATGCAGCAAATTTATACGTTAACACTGTACACCTAGACAATGAAGAGACACAGGCAATATGGGCGTTTAATAAAGCAAAAGAACTAGCAGCATCTATTATAATCAATCAAGATATTACAATCACAGGAAACCATGGATACACTCAAGTTAAGAACACTGGTGTAACGTTTGATGCAGCGATATGTGCAACTGTAGATAGTGCTATGGATACTTTGTTCAATATCGTGACAACTGCGATAAGCTCAGACAGTTTATCAACTGTCACAAGGACAAATCCAGCAAACTACATTGCACACATTGCTGGTGAAGAGACTGAGACAATATTTGCATTTAATAAGGCAAGAGACTTATGTAATCTAGCAGTAACAAACAGTTTACCAGCTGGTACATATACAACCATAGTCCCAACAACTGATTTAAGCATTACAACCGATTCTGGAGGGTGTACAGACGTTAAATCTGCAATAACCACATTATCTGGTATTATTACAAACGGTATTGACAATCCATCAACTCTTCCTACCTCAAACACAGGAAATTATCCAAATAATAGAACTGGAACTGCAATAGGTGGAATATCAAACAACGGAACATATTATGTGAAATATGTTGATGCAAATAATATAGAACTTGCAACAACTGAGGGAGGAAATGCTATTGATCTGACTGCAGTAGGAACTGGTGTTGGACACACAATCAGAATGTATATTGATGGTGTTAACGATACATTCTTACTCAGAACAAATGGTATTGCTATTGGTACTCAGATTGGTAAGACTGCTGCAAAGTCACAATTACTTGTAATAACTAATGGTTTAGTTACAAATCCAGCAACTTATACATTTGCTAATAATTCAATAACGTTCCTTACACCTCCTCTAGACGGAACTGAAGTTTTAGCGATGTACTATGATCGTCAGACTTACTCAGGTAGTTTCCAGTTAGATCAGATAGGAGATGAACTCAAAGCATTTGATGTAACTAATGGATTGACACCTGGTTCTGGATATAGCGATGGAACTTATACAAATGTACCACTCAAGAACAATCTTGGAAGTGGTACAGGTGGTACTGCTGATATTACAGTCACTAATGGTTCGGTTAGTAACGTTGTACTAAATGCTGCAGGAAATGGATACACATCTAATGATGTACTTGGTATTTCCGATGCTCGTGTTGGAGAACAATTAGTCAAGCATTTCATTCCTACAAATGGAACATATGATCCTGCTACAGGATCCATGGTATTGACTATTGGTTCTGGTCACGGTTTATTGGCACCAACAACTCACACAGCATCCACAGCAACATACGATCCTAATACAGGTTTGATGGTAGTAACTATTAACAGTCATGGGTTTGTAAATGGCGATCAAGTTAAATTTGCAGATAGTTCTATAACATTCAGTTGTGGATTTGGTGGTGCTACTGGTGCTGCTGCAGAGAAGGCATATCCTCGTTCTACTGACTACGCTTCTGATAGATGGTTGCAAGTATTTGACGTAACTGCAAATACATTCACTGTACAGATTCTTGATACTATCCCTTCCACTAACGTTGATCCACATACATTTGTATCAGCAGTATCAAACGGTATTAAGAAGGCAGTATCTACAGTTAGAATTGCAAACGAATCATTACAGTTTAGTTGTGGTTACAACGGTGGTGGTACTGCATCATATCCTCGTGCTACTGACCCACTGGGTACACAAGGTAAGATGAGAGATATACCTGTTGAGGCAATTGCAACTACTACTATTGAAGTCAATGCATTAAACGGAACTGCTCCTACCAACACAGACGCACATACATGGGTTGGGTTATCAACTTATCAGTTCCAACCAACTGGTATCACTTACACACCTGTTGATGGGAAGATGGTATTGACTAAAACTTCTCACGGAATGATTAAAGGTGATAGAATACAGTTTGCAAATAACTCTCTTACATTTACCTGTGGTTTAGATAATAATTCTACAAACCATACCTATCCTAGAGTTGGAGATCCAGCAGAGGGTGCTTGGTTAACAATTGATGAAGTAACAAATGATACATTCACTGTTTATGTCGGTGTATCATCTGATACATCAACTCATACTTTTGTGAGTGCCACTTCTACAGCTGTCACAAGAGCAGTTGTATCATACGGTGTCTATGCATATAGCAAAGGTGCTGACGCTGCATCATTAATGAGAACTAATCAGGAATTCATTGCTACTACTGCATATGGCAGAATGATGGCAAACAATGCGGGATTCTCTAGCAGTTATCAAGTTAAGTGTATTCGTGATACTAAGATCCTTATTGATGCTGTTTCTGACAACGTAGAGTTTGGTGGAAACGATGCAACATATGATGCAGCAAGTCTCTATGTTTCTACAGTTCACCTAGCAGATGAAGAAGCAGAGTCTATACAAGTATTCAATCACGCTAGAGATATATGTCGTGAGGTTATGCGTAACCTTACTGTTACTACAAATAGTTACACAGTCGGTACACAAATAAAAGACAATACAATCAGTAACGACTCTGGAAGCACATCATACTCAACTGCGTGTTGTATAGACGTAGCATCCACTATAAGCACTCTATGGAATATAGTTACTACAGCTGTTGGTTCTGGAACTCACCAATGGGCGGGCGGTACAGCAAGTAATGCAGTCCAGTCAGGTGGTAACTATGCACATACATTCGTATCTGCTGTAGCAAACGGTGTTACAAGTAACGTTGGTAACTTACCAAATCCAGTAACAAACGTAGCATATACTCCATCATCAGGTAATATGGTAATTACCTCTAATGGTCACGGTCTATCAACATCTAACACACTCACCATAGCTGACAATGCACTGTCCTTTACATGTGCTATGGACGGAAATACAGCAACGAAGACTTATCCAAGATCTACTGACCCTGTATCTGGACAAACTATTACTATTACAAACACATCCACTAATACTATCACAGTCAACGTTGGAGCATCACCTATAGTCAATCATAATGTGACTGATGCGAGTTATGTACCTAGTACAGGTGTACTAGTATTAACTATTGGTTCTGGTCACGGTTTGACTGCAGGAACAAGTATTAAGATCGCTGCTAACTCATTGACATTTACATGTGCACGTGACAACTATGCTACTAACCATACATATCCAAGATCAACTGACCCATTCTATGACACTGCAATAAATCTAACTTCTGTAGATACGACAACAATAACTATGAACGTTGGTACGACTGGGGATTTATCTGGTATTACTAGGACTTCTGCATCTCAACCATACTTCCAAATTGGAGTTGATACAGTAACATTTGACGGTACTGATACAACATTTACTGCACAGGTAGGCGGTAGTACACAAGTACTACCAGCAAGTGATAACTTCTTAATATTCTTGAATAGTACTTTCCAAGTTAAAGGTACAACAGAGTCATACACATACACAGGAAGCACATTAACCTTTAATGAACCACCAGTACCAGGTATGGACTTCTATGGATTCTATCTTGGTAAGTTAACTTTACTTGATGAGATTGCACCATTCTTTGATAGTTCTAAGAAAACTTTTGTTATGAAGAGTGAGACAGAACCATTCTCATTAGAATCGGATAATCCATCAGTAGAGGCACAGAACAATCTACTAATATTCCTTAATGGAATATATCAGGAACCTGGCGTTGCATATTCATTAACTGGTTCTATTATCGAGTTTAGTGAAGCACCTAGAGCAGGGTCAACATGTAATATGTTTATCTTCACAGGTTCTTCTGCTGACGTATTAATTAGTAATACATTCAATGCTCTTGATATAGGAGATAGATTGCAAATTGCAAGTGAAGGTTCTGATAGATCAATCGCTAAAATTTCTAGTTCTATCACGATTGATAGTTATGAATATACTGGTTTGAAACCAACAACTGCAGTATTTGTTGCAACAGTTGTAAATGGTGTGGTAACTCAGGTTAATATCACTGATCCTGGTTCAAACTATGAAGTTCCACCAATCCTTGTATTTACAGGTGGTGGAGGTGAAGGTGCATTTGCAGAAACTGTTATTGAGCAAGGTAGTGGTAAAGTTCTTGACGTTATCAATTTGAATGGTGGTGCAGGATATACTCAAGGAACTCCTACAGTAAATCCAACTCATCCTATGGCGATTGAAAGAAAACAAAGAAATAGAATTATTTCTAATTCTAAGAATCTTGCCAACTCTTACTTAACCTCAACACTTTCTCAATCTGGAACTACTATCAATCTTAAAAATGTTTGGTACAATTCCTCACAGAAGAATGGTTTCCCAGATGAGGGTGAGGTATTAATACCATTCTATGATACAACTGTTACTCCAAACAGATGGAATGCGGAAAGAATTTTATTTGGTGCAAAAGATGTTTCTGGTAATACCTTAACAGTTGCAACTGGTGGTAGGGGTTATCTAGGAACAACTGCTGCAGAACATGCTGTGATAACAGGAACTTATAGTTCTAGTGGAACTGCGTGTACAGTAACAACATCAAGTAATCATTTCTTCTCTACAGGTCAGACAATTTATCTAGACTTTACAAGTGGAACAGGTTTTGACGGAACCTACATAGTTACCGTCACAGGAGCGACTACATTTACAGTTGAGTTCCCATTCTCTAGGACAACAAGCGGAAACGTGAGTCTTCTCCCAGAAGTTCGTCTAAGATCCTTATAAATAACCAATAAAGCTTATATTGCGATGGCATTAGTTACAGACAAATTTAGAATATACGCTGCAGAGAGCTTTAGGAATACTTTAACTGCGACAAATAAAGTTTACATGTTTGTAGGTAGAGCAAAATCTTGGGGTAGTTCAGACGTACCTCCTACAGGAGAACCTATTGATAGTTTTGAGTATGCAAGAACATCTTATGGTGACTCTGTTGCTTTTAAACGTGTTGATGTATCTGATACTGCATTAGTAGTTCCTAGAGTTGATTGGATAGATCCTACTAACACAACTGGTGGAATAGGACGTACATATTCAATGTACAAACCAGATTATGCACCAACAAAAACAACTGCTAATGGTGCATCTAGATTATATGATAGTAACTTCTATGTAATGAATAGTAGTTTCAATGTTTATAAGTGTCTTTATAATGGGCAGACACCAACATACCCAAGAGGACGTCCCTCTTTGGTAGAACCCACTGGAACTTCAAGCACTATTATTGAAACATCTGATAGTCCTGGCGTTTACTCTTATCGTTGGAAGTATCTTTATACTATTGACGCTGATAACATTCTAAAGTTTGTTACATCTGAGTTTATTCCAGTGTTATCAAACAGTCTTGTACAGTCTGCTGCAAACGCAGGATCTATTGATACTGTTGTTGTTGAGAATGCTGGTGCTGGATATAACAATGGTACTTATACCAATGTTCCTATCCGTGGTGATTATGAAATAAATGGTGGTACACAGGCACTATGTACTATAACTGTTGTTTCTGGTTCTGTTTCTACAGTAACCATTACACAGGCAGGATCTGGATATAGTTTTGCATCTATTGATGTTAGTCTTATTCCTAATATTGGTAATGGTACTGGTGCAGATCTTGATGTTGTACTTCCTCCTAACAATGGACATGGTTATGATGCTGTAAGAGAATTAGGTGCATATCGTTTAATGTTTGCCAGTAAGTTAGAAACAACTAGTGCATTCGTTGATTTTCCTAATGATTTAACTTATAGAAGAGTTGGTCTTGTATTAAATCCAACTGATTACAACACTACAACTGTTTGTAGTCAGAATACTAGATCTGCTGTTAAAGCATTGATATTCCCACAAACAGGTTCTGGAGCACCTAGTGGTAATTTTGCAACTGGCGAAACTATCACACAAGCAACCACTGGTGCAAAAGGATTCGTAGTTTCTTATGACTCCATAACTAAAGTATTGAAGTATTATCAGGATGTTACTGATGGTACTGTAAATGGAAACGTTATAGCGTTCTCTGGTAATTATCAAATTACATCAGGAACAAATAACTATACAGCAACTCCAGATTCAACATTTGGAACATCATCCGTTCCATTATCACAGATAACTATAGGTGTATCTGTTTATGAATTAGGTTTATCATTCGTCGCTGGTTATGCCAACGAAGAAGTTGAGTTAAACTCAGGTGAAATACTTTACATAGATAATCGTATCCCGATCACTCGTTCGGCAGACCAAAACGAAGAGCTCAAAGTAGTAATTGAATTCTAAATGGCACAGAATACTAATCTGAATATAGCTCCCTATTATGACGACTTTGATTCGGCAAAAGGGTTCCTAAAAGTATTGTTCAAACCTGGTTATCCAGTACAGGCAAGAGAACTAACTACTTTGCAGAGTTTGCTGCAGAATCAAATTGACACGTTTGGTCAAGGAGTATACAAAGAAGGTTCCATGGTGGTGCCTGGTGGAATTACATTGAACAATGATGTTCCTTGTCTTCTTATCCAGAACAGTTATCTTAACCTTGATGTAGAAAATTATCGTACTGCTCTTGATGGTAAAATTATAAAAGGTTCTACATCAGGTGTACGTGCACGTATTCTATTTTCAATTAGTGCGACAACATCTACTAGAAATAATATTACTTTCTATGTTAATTACTTAGAAAAAGCATCAGACAATGTAACAAGTACATTTACTGATGGAGAGACATTTACATGTGAAGAGGATATAACATATTCCACTACAACTATTGCTGCTGGAACACCCATGGCACAGTTGTTAAATTCTAGTTCAAACTCTAGAGGTTCTACTGCTAATATTGGTAATGGTGTTTATTTTGTTAGAGGTTACTTTGTAACAGTTGCAGAACAAACTCTTATATTAGATCAGTATGGTACAAGTCCATCTTACAAAGTTGGTTTAAAGGTAGAAGAAAGAATTATAACTGCTGATGAAGACGCAACGTTATATGATAATGCTATAGGAAGCACAAATTTCTCAGCACCTGGTGCAGATAGATTTAAGATCAACTTAACATTAGTTAAAAAAGTCGTTTCAGCACCTAACTCTGCTGACTTTATTGAGTTACTTAGAACTAATATTGGTAAGATTGAAAAGAAGGTAGAACGTAGTGATCTAAGTTTTATCAATGATATTCTTGCCACTAGAACTAAAGAAGAGTCTGGAAACTATTACGTCAAGAAATTTAAACTCGATGCTAGAGAAAGTTTAGATGATGGATTTAACAATGGTGTATATGCTGCAACAGATACAACATCTGCTGGCACTACCCCTAGTGAAGAGAATGTTGCTATTCAATTATCTTCAGGTTGTGCATATGTTCAGGGTTACAGAACTGAGAGGATATCAACAACATATAAAGAAATAGATAAACCACGTACATTTGAGACAGAATTAAATCAATCTCTTACATCTGATTTTGGTAACTATATTCTCACTACTAATCAGCATCAAGCACCTACACTATATGAAACTATAGAACTTAGGGATGCACTGACTGCTACACCTGGCACACCAGCTGGTACAGTCATTGGTCAAGCAAGAGCAATAAACTTCTCTTATGAATCTGGAGCAATTAATAATCAAAGTTCGGTTTACCGTACAAATGTCATAGACACACAGTTCTACGTTAAAATAGTAGCGACAGGTAGTGTTACATGGACAGCTGGAAATCTTTTATATGGTGCTACTAGTGGTGCTGTAGGTTTTGTTGTATCTGGTAGTGGTACTACTGGATATCTCTATGAGACTAATGGTGAGTTTGTAGCAGGAGAAGTTTTAAAAACAAACAATGCACAAGGTAGCACATTTGCAACCATTGCATCTGGTGGTGTTAGAAAATATGGTTTTGGTGATGTAAAATCTTATGCTTTTAATAGTGGTGGTGGAACTGCTGATGCAGTATTAGATGTCAAGGTAGCATTACCTGGCTCAGGTCCTATTGTCTCAGGTATAAGTGGATCTGGTGCATCTCAAACTGCAACTATCACATCCACATTGTCTAATTTTGCGTCTCAATTGAGAATAGGAGACGTAATAGAATTTTCAAATGCTAACTTAGCACATAAATGTAAAGTTACTGCAGTCACTAATAATTTCACATTTACTATTCAAAAAGTTGAAGCTGGTGCTGGTGCATTAACTAATAGTGCACTTACAAGTCCTATTATAAGAACTCGTCCAGAAATTAAGGAAGCAAATAAAAAGAAACTCTTAACACCACTAGGGTTTGCTGCGGTTAAGAATACAAATAATAACAACACACAAAACCCTGCTGGTTACTATAGAATCAGTGTTAGCACAACTGTTAATGGTAGCGGTGAAGCATCTGCAAACGCAGGAGCAGGATTACTATGGAAGAATGGTGGTGATAATGATGACTTCCAAGTTATCATCACATCAGGAACTGGAGATGGTGATATATTATCATCTGGTAATGGATTTAGTATAAGTGGTACAAGTGCTAATACACAGACTATTGCGTTGACTGGTTTATCTAATGGTGGTGGAAATATAACAATTACTGGAACTGTCTATTCATCTGACAGGTCAGCAAAAGCAAAGACCACAGAACGTATGAAGGTTCTTAAGATTGATGATACAACTGGTAGTGCTGTAAATAATTTAACAACTGTAGCTGGTGGTTTTGGTAGTAGAGTAGACGACTCTAGTATATCTCTTGGTACTGCTGATGTATTTAAAGTCAAAGCAGTATTTGAGTCTAAGAATGGAAGTGATCCAGTAATACCTAATTTCCAATATACAAACTTACTTGGAACTCTTGCTATAGATGATGTAATTGAAGGTGATAGTTCTGGATCTAGAGCAAGAATAGTATCTACTACAAGTAATTACATTTACTATGTACCTGTTGAGGATGACGTATTTACTGCTGGAGAAACAATAACTGCACCTACTGCAACCCTTAAAATTACAGGTAGTGTAGATAGTGGTTCAACAAACATTACTAGTACATATGATCTAGACGATGGACAGAGAGATCAATATTATGATTACTCTAGGATTGTAAGAAAACCAGGTTTTGCTGCACCCACACATAAAATACTTATTATCTTTGATAGATTCCTTACCACTAATGGATCAAGTCCATACACAGTAGATTCATATCCTACATCTGAGTATAAAATTATTCCAAAATATGAGTCTGATAAGTTGAGAGACATGATCGACTACAGACCAATCGTTCCTGAGAAGTTAACAGGAACTGGTAGTCAGGCATCTCCATATACATTAAGTCAAACAAAATTCTTTGACTTTGCAAATAGGGCGTTTACTGGTAACTTAACTGGATTACCTGGCATAGGCGATACTACTATCTTAAGTTTACAATATTACTTACCACGTGTTGATAAGGTATACATGAGTAAAGATAGTGTTATTCAAATAGTTAAAGGTGCACCTAGCACAAGACCTCAAGCACCTGAGGATGTTGAAGACGCCATGTTATTAGCAACTGTACAATACAGTGCATACGTGTTTGATATTGATGAAGATGTAACTATAGAAGAAACAAACTATAAGAGATATACATTTAGAGATATTCAATATCTAGAAGACAGAATTAAAACTCTGGAGTATTACACTCAATTATCTTTACTTGAAAGTGAAACTGCAAGTATGGAGATTAGAGATGTTAGTGGTCTTAGCAGATTTAAAAATGGTTTTATAGTTGATAACTTTGCAAGTCTTGCTACTGCAGATACATTACATCCTGACTATAGAGTATCAACTGATTTTGAACAGGGTTATGTTAGACCAGCACACTACACAACTCAAGTACCTCTTACATACAGTACAGCTTCGCAAAACGTTACACAGACAGATGATATCATAACACTTCCATATACATCTTCTGTATTAATTGACCAACCATATGCATCAGCTGTGGAAAACGTCAACCCATTCAACGTGTTTACATATGTTGGTGACATAGAGTTATATCCAGAATCAGATAATTGGGTAGATACAACATCATTAAATCCTATCCAAGGACCTGTCACAGAGGGTAATTTCTTAACTACAGTTAGAGAATTTAACGCTGATCAGAATGGATTTTCTCCAATACAATGGAACTCTTGGAAAACAACTTGGACAGGAACATCCACAACTCAGAATGTTGGTGCATGGAGAGGTGGCGGTGGTAAAGGTAGACAACAGCAACGTAGAACTGTTACTACAACTGCTACAACAACCACCAAGCAAACTAGAACTGGTATTAGATACAGAGTTACACCTGTAGTTGAACAACAGTCTCTTGGTAGTAGAGTTGTATCTGTTGAGCATATTCAATTTATGCGTTCTAGAAATATTGAATTTACATGTCAGAAACTAAAACCAAGGACAAAGTTCTTTGCATTCTTTGATGGTATTGCATTACCTAAGAAGTTGGTAACACCAAAAATTATGGGTGTTATTAAAGATCCATCTACTGATGCACAGACAAATAATATTCCATTCCAGATTGGTGAAACTGTACATGTTAAAAAAGGAAATGGTAAATTTAGATTCAAGGCAAGAGTATCATCACCTAATGATGTATTCTCAATTAACCCTCTTGATGGTACAGATATCAGTGCTACTGCAGACTATACTTCTAACCTAGCATTTATTAATGTTGATACTAAATCTCTTGCAGATCAAGCAAAAGGAACTTACTACGGATCACCAAAACTAAATGATTACTTAGTTGGTGAGACTAGTGGTGCTGTTGCAAAAGTATCTAATAAAGATATGGTTACTGACAAACAAGGTAATCTTAGAGGTTCATTCTTTATTGATGCACCCAATACTGCGGGTAATCTTAAGTTTAAGACAGGTACAAAACTATTCAGACTTAGTGACTCTGCCTCTAATAGTAAGGTTGTTGGTATATCTGATTCTAACGGTGAGGCAGAATTTGAGTCATCTGGTATATTACAGACTACACAAGAGACAATCATCTCTGTTAGAAATGCTAAGATTACATCTGAGGATCAGTATGATTCCAGAACATTAACTAGTGTTACTGAGACATCTGCAGAAGAGACAAGATGGACTGACCCACTTGCACAAACATTCTTGATTGAAGATTCTAATTTAGAAGGTGGAGTATTCTTAACTAAGATTGACTTATTCTTCCAACAGAAAGATGCTGAGATTCCTGTAGCGATTGATATTAGAACTGTAGAAAATGGTACTCCTACACAAACAGTATTACCATTCTCTAAGGTAGTTAAGCAAGCAGCTGATGTATTTACATCTACTGATGCTTCAGTGCCAACAACATTTACATTCAAAGCACCTGTATTCATTCCATATAGGTCTGAGCATTCTATGGTGGTTACATCTGACTCTAATCAGTTCAAGGTATTCATTTCACTTCTTGGTAAGGATGCGATTGATGCAGCACATCAAGGTGAGAAAATATCTGAGCAACCATATATCGGTGTTCTATTCAAGTCACAAAACGCATCTACTTGGACTCCTTCTCAGTTTGAAGATCTAATGTTTAAGATGTACAGAGCAGAGTTTACACTTCCAACAACAGCAGCACCTAGTAAACTTATACTAGAGAATGCACAGTTAGGAGAACAGAATGGTGGTTATCTAAACCTTGCAACGAATACACTCAAGACTACATCTGGTAGTGATGAGATTAGAGTATTCCACGGTAATCATGGTATGCAATCTGCATTGAACTATGTTAAGGTAACAGGAGTAACTTCAGAGGTAGCAGATACTTCTATCAATATGAGTGGTAATTTTACAACCACTGGAACAACTTTGACAGTTGCAGATGCTTCTCAGTTCCATACAACAATAGGTGGATCTGCTGTTAGTTCATCTAATCTTGGATTTATTAAGATACTTGGAACTGCTGAAGATGGTAGTGGTGATGAAATTCTTGCATACGAAGGAATATCTGGTAATGATATTACTATTAACTCTGCTGGTAGAAACCATAATGGTACATCAGGTTCTGGAACTGGACTAGCACACGCAGACAATGCAGTGGTACAGTGCTACAACTTTGATGGTATACCCCTAACATTGGTTAATACTACACACAATTCTACTACAGGTGGACTTATATCAATTAATAGTCCTCATAGTTATCATCTTAAAATTACAAATAAGACTGCTACTACTGGTATTACTGGTGGTGGATCTAACATAACTGTATCTCAGAACGTTCCATGGGATGCAATTACACCTCAGATCCAGAGTCAATTAGAACCTAAGACCAGTATGGTCACTAGATTATTAGGAACAAGTGGAACATCTTGTGGTCCTTTCCCATCTGGTGCTAGTGCTGAGACATCATTTACAAAAGATACTACTTACATTGACGTTACTGTTGGTGAGGAGAACTACTTTGGTGCTACTAAGGTTGTTGCAAATGAACTAAATGAAATTAATAGAATGAATAGTACAAAGTCATTAACTATGGAGTTGAACCTAAGTTCTGAAGTTTCACACTTATCTCCTGTAGTTGACTTAACTAGATGCTCAGTTATTACACACGCTAACCAATATAACAATATTGAACCTACTACTGGTATCGGTGGAGAGTGTGCAGGAAACTACATCACTAAAGTTGCAAGACTAGAGAAGAGTGCTACTGGACTAAAAGTTATGCTTGCTGCTAATACATTTACACAATCTAAGATAGTTGTTATGTATAAGTTAGTCCCAGTTGGATATACAGGTAACTTAGATGAACTAGAATTTAGATTCTTCAATAGTACAGGTGTACCAGATAACGGTTCTTTAGTTCCACAAAACGATTTGACTACATTTACAGATTATGAGTATTCTATAGAAGACACAGATGAGTTTGATGCTTTCCAAGTCAAGATCAGTTTACTCAGTTACAATCAACCATACATACCTAGAGTTAAAGATTTCAGAGGTATCGCGTTAGCATAATGGAATTAATGCCAGTTGAAGGACATACATCATTGGGCAGAGATCCAGAGTCAAATGCGATTCTAAATACAGATGTTTCTGGGTATGATGCTTATTTAAAAGCAAGAGAGAACGCAAAGAAAAAAGACAAAACTTTGACTGATTTACAGGCAGAAGTTGCGGAACTAAAAGAAATAGTAAAAGGTTTAGTTATAAAAGAGGATAAATAATCAGGAGCTAAATAAATATAGGAAATTCTTTGAACTATGGCTTCTGCTGTATCCAACCTCATAATCTATCAGGGTGCTGATTTTATCACCGATTTCACTATCGAGAATGATAATGGAACTCTGTTCGACTTAACTGGATATTCAGTAGCATGTCAAATAAAGAAGCACTATACTAGTAGTACGTCCACTACTGTGACTGGAGCAATACTGACTCCTGCAACTGCTGGACAGGTTCAATTATCTCTTGGCAACGCTGTCACTACCGCAATGAAGGCGGGGAGATATGTATATGATGTAGTTATTACTTCGACCACTGGGCAAAAGACGCGAGTGTTAGAAGGTTCTGTAAGCGTACTTGAGGGAGTAACACTCTAATGGCAAGACTAAGATTTGGTGATCAATCAATTCCAAAGGTAACACGTGTCGCTGCTGGTGGCGGTGGTGGTTCACTTGGTGGACTGTCTGATGTAGATTTGACAGACACATCTCAAGGTGGATTAGCAAACGGATCAATGCTTGTCTACGATCAAGCACAAACAAAATTTGTAGCAACAAATGTCTTAAGTAACGTGACAATCAATGGAGGTAGCTTCTAATGGCATCAAATATCCTAATTAAAAGGAGTACTGGATCAGTTGCACCAGGTACTATTACGTTCGGTGAACTAGCAGTAACAACAGGTGCTAACGGTACACAAGCAAACGCAGGAGACCGTGTATTTGTCGGAGACAATAACGGTGCTGCTCAGGTTGTAGGTGGTAGATATTTTATGGATATGTTAGATCATGTCCATGGTACACTTACAGCGAGTTCATCTGTCTTAGTAGATAGTAACTCAAAAATAGATCAATGGAATGTTGACGACATTACTCTTAATGCAAATGTCATTACAACATCAACCACTGATGCAGATTTAATTTTCCGTGCCAATGGTACGGGTAAACTCGTCATCGAAGACGGGCAAGAATTAGAATTCGGAACAACTGGTGATGTAGAACTCGTCTTTACAGATGGAGATGCAGCATTAGATATCAAGAGAGCTGCTGGTTCTCCTGATTTACGTATACAGGATGATATGCGTCTGTACTTCGGTACTAATAAAGACGGTGGAATCCGATATGATGAAACAACTCTTGATAAAGTAAGAGTAGATGGTGCTGATTGGGAATACGATAATGGCGTTGCCATTAAAGTTTCTGATGTAACTGCATCTACTTCAAGTACAACTGGTGCCTTCCAAGTCGCTGGTGGAGCGGGTATCGCTGGTAAAGCCTCTGTAGGGTCTCTCCTCGTTGAAGGGGATGCTACAGTAGGAGATGCCTCTGGCGATAATCTGACTGTTAACTCCACTACGGTTTTTGCGAATGGCGTTACCTTCAACGGAACAACAAGTATAAACGCTGATATATCGCAAACAGGACAGTTCACAATCGACAGTCTGAAGATGGATGGCAATGTTATCTCTACTACCTCTGGTACTGAGATGATTCTTGACCCGTTTCCAGCTGGTGGTGACGCTGAAGGTTTAGTTATTATTAAAGGTGACTTACAAATTGATGGTACTACAACAACTGTTAATAGTGCTTCAATGTCTGTTAATGATCCTACTATTGAGTTGGGAGACCCAACATCTGTATTGACCTCTCAAGGCTCTACTGCCTCAGGAGCAACTACAATTGTGGTTGATAAAGTAACTGGAATTGCTGCAGGAGACGCAATCACTGCTGCATCTGGAATACCTAGTTCAACAACAATTTCTAGTATCAATACTGGAACTAAGACTCTTACATTGTCTCAAGCAACCAATGCTATCATTGCATCTGGTACTACATTAACCGTTACTAGATCTAGTAATGATGCATTAGACCGTGGTGTTAAAGTACACTACTACACTGGTGCAGCTGCTAAATTTGGTTTCTTCGGTTATGACCGTACAGGTGGTGCTGATGGAAACGGTGCATGGACATTTATTGAAGATGCAACGGATACAGGAACTGTATTTGGTGTAACAGGTAATCGTGGTACAGTTGTACTAGGAGACCTAGAATTAGATACAGACTTAGAAGTACAGTACGGTGGTACTGGTGTAAGTCAATTTGTTGCAAATGGTATACCTTACGGTAACAATACTGGAGCATTACAAGTAACCTCAGCTGCTAACATGGCATCACCTGGCACAGGTGACGATGCCACAACTTCCTATCAGGTACTAACAGTCACTTCTGGTGGCGTTCCTGTATGGACAAATACCCTCGATGGTGGAACTTTCTGAACTACATGAACATGAACGTACAAATTGTTATTAACACATTACAAAAGAAAATTTCTGAACTGACTTTAACAAATGTGATGCTGGAGGCACAAATCGCTGATTTGCAAACTCAGTTAAATACTATAACCGAACAAAATTCTAATGAGAATGCTTTAGATGGCAACGAGAATCAAGCTAAAGAGATCGAGCACAGCAGCAGCGGCTCCGACGACTTCCACACTCCTTGATGGTGAAGTTGCGGTAAACACCGCTGATAAAAAGATCTACGTCAGAGACGGCTCTAATATAGTCGAGGTAGCAAACGCTGAACCTGCAACTGGTGAAATCACCACTGCGATGCTTAATGCTGACATCACGAATGGTCAGGGTAATACTTATTATGTCGCATCAGTAGGATCAGATAATGATTTGCTAGGTCATGGTAGTGCTAATGGTAAACATCCAGACACTCCATTCCTTACAATAACAAAGGCACTTACCAAAGCAACATCTGGTGACTGCATCATGATTGCACCAGGTGAATTCCAAGAAGTATTTCCACTAACAATTCCTGATGGTGTTACAGTACGTGGTACAAACTTACGTGCGACAAAGATAAAACCAACGAATGCAACGCAGAGCAATAACGCAATAGTTCTAAATGGTGATTGTCAAGTATCTGATTTGACAATTAAAGATTTTTTATATGATAGTAGTGGTGATACTGGGTACGGTTTTGTATTAGGAACATCAGTAGATTCAACTACAAGTCCTTATGTTGAGAGAGTTACAGTAACAACTAAAGGTAGTGTAGTATCTGGTTCAGATCCTTATGGATTTGCACAAGGAGATGCAGGACGTGGTGCTAAGCTTGATGGTGCCAACATATCTTCATCCTCACAACATGCTTCTGTACTATTCAACGAATGTACATTTATTACACCTGGTAATATTGGTTTAATTGCAACTAATGGTATTAGAGTCGAGTGGTTAAATTGCTTCAACTATTTTGCATCTATTGGTGTACAAGGTATTCAAGGTGCTACAGGTAAATATGGCACAGGACAAACAAGATTAAAATTAGGTGGTACTGCTGGTACATTCAACACAAGTGAAGTTGCATACCAGTTGGAAGATGGATTCCAGTCAGGAACATATACAAGATCTGGAACCACTGTTACTTTAACAAGAACAGCACATGGTCTAGTATCTAATGATTATATCTACGCAGACTTTATTAGTGGTGGTGCTACAGATGGATTCTACCAAGTAACTAAAGTAGATAATAATACCGTAACCTTTACATCAGGTTCTGGTACTATATCTTCTAGTAATGTAACTTATAAGAAGGCAGTTGGTCGTGGTGTTGTTGCATCTAATGATGGAACTTACATCTATATCAATGGTAAAGGAACTGGTGAATTTGTAACTACAACAAAACCAGCAAAGATATTAAGTAGATTTGGTGATACACAAATTGACACTGCACAGAGTAAGTTCAGTGGTGGATCAATACTATTTGACGGTACTCAGGATAACTTACAAGTTCCTGCTGATGGTGACTTTGGATTTGGTACTGCTAACTGGACTCTAGAAGCGTTTATACGCCCTACTAGTGTTTCTGGTATACAACGTATCTTTGACCTAAGAAACGCCTCTGCGACGGACACAGCACCCACTGTGTATATGAATGGAACTACATTACATTATGCAGTAGGTAACTCATCTCAAATTTCTGGTGGAACTCTTGCAATCAATACTTGGTATCATGTTGCTGTTTCTAGAAGTGCTGGAACAACAAGACTATTCTTAGATGGAACAGAATTAGGTTCTAGTTACACTGACACTAATGACTATGGTTCATCAAAACCTGTAGTCGTCGGTTCTAACTATGACACATCATCTCCTACAGAAGCATTTGCAGGAAATATTGATGAAATAAGAATTAAGAAAGCACAAGGTTCATACTCTGGTAACTTTACACCTACAACTGGAGAGTTCTCATCAGACCTCTTTACTGTATTATTACTACATGGTGGTGGTAATGATGCAACTACAACATTCACTGACAGTTCTGGTGGAACTTCAGATATCAGATCAAGCGGTGGTGATTCTGCTACTGTCGTAACAACTGCTGACTATGCTCAGTTTGGTGCTGAATTACGTTCAGCTGCATCTGCATGTGTATACGGTACTAAAGGTGTACAGGCAGACGGTGCTGGTGTAAAACTTATTCTTTCTGGACATAACTTTGGTTATGTTGGTTCTGGTGCTGACTATACCAATGACCCCTCACTTGCTATTCAAGCAAATGAAGTAGAAGAACTTAATAGTGGTAAAGTATTATATTCATCTACAGACCACGAAGGTGACTTTAGAGTTGGTGATGCACTTACAGTTGATGCCTCTACTGGTAACGTACAGTTTGCTGCAACATCTTCAGCTCAGTCAGCTGCCAATATTACTTTAAGTGACTCAACTGGTACTACAAACATATATCCTGCATACGTTGAAACAGGTAACTTACGACTAGCGGGTAACAGTGTTACATCCACATCAGGTAAGATAATCCTCGACCCTGCTGGAGATGAAGACATAACTTTGAATGGTCAGGTTATTGCTCCAGAAAATATTTACTTTGCTTCTAATAGATTAGCATCTATCATCGGTACTGGTAACTCTTCTTGTGCGTTTACTGTTGGTTCTTACACACAAGCGGGTTTCTCCTCTTATGGTATTTTCTCCAACAAAAATTTTGCTATCAACAAAAAGGCATTAAACCTTACAACTGGACTTACCATTTCTAATGAAGGTACAGGATACGATGCAGGACAATATCAAGCACCTTTACTATCAAACCCAGATCAAGTTGCCACAGCAACTGCAACCCTAGCAACCAATGGTTCTATTGGAGACATCACTGTTAGCAGTGGAGGTAATGGACTATACCAGCAAACTCCTGATATATCAGCAAACTTAACTCCTGTAAGTGGTAGTATAAGTTTTTTAGTTAGTCTTAGCACAGCTGCACGAGTTGCTCAGATTGCAATTACAAGTGGTGGTTCAGGATATACTTCACCTAACCTAACATTATCTGCTCCTCCAACAAATGCATTTGATGCGAACTCTGCTATATCTACATCTGGAAATACAATCACATTTACATCAAGTTGGGTTAATAATGGTGATCAAGTAACTTATGATAATAATGGTAACTCAGACTTAAATGGATTGAGTAATGGAACTTCTTATTATGTTGTAAATGCAGATACAGTCAACAACACTATCCAGTTGTCAGCAACTTCTGGTGGATCTCCAATATCATTGACTGCTGCTGCAACTCCAAATGAATTACACAACTTTCAAGGTATAACTGCTACTGCTACTGCAACGGTTTCTGCAGGAGCAATTTCAGCAATCACGATTAATAATGCGGGATCTGGATATGTAACTGGTGCTGCACCATCTCTTACTATCAGTGAAACAGGTGCAGGAATTACAGACGCATCTCTTACTGTTAATCTTGGATCTCAAGTTGCAACTGTATCCACAACTGGAAACGCAGTCTACACTACTACACCAACTTTAACTGTCACTGCAAATACTAACGATCCAACTGGTTCTGGAGCAACATTGTCAGTTGCAAACATGACTTACCAAGTCGCTAGTCTTACTTTGAATGGTGGTGGTTATGGATACTCAGAGATTCCATTAGTATCATTCGTAGGAACTAGTCAAACTACTGCTATTGCATCTGCTATTTTAGACACAGAATTAGGTCAAGTATCAGGATTAACTTTAACTTCTGGAGGTGACGGATATACATCAGCACCAACAGTTCTAATCAATGGTGGTTCTGGATCTGGAGCACAAGCAAGTATTACTGTATTACCTTTTGGTGGTAATATTTTATCTGGTGGTTCTGGATATGCTGTAGGAACTTATCAAAACGTAAGTCTAACTGGTGGAGATGGAACTGGTGCTACTGCAACCCTAACTGTAGCTGGACTAACAGGAACTATCAGCAATGCTGGTACTGGTGGTACTGAATCTTCATATCAACAAATTGACATATATGCAAATGCTCCTGCTGCAACTTACACAGTAACTGTTGCGAACCGTGGATTATTTGAGTTCGTAGCGGGGGGTGGATTTACAGGAACTGTAAACGTAGGTAATACAGCAACTGGTGGAACCTCTGGTGCTACTGCAACTGTCTCATATGTTGATTCTGGCAGTAACTTTGCTTACTATGATCTAGCAACAATTGCTAACGGACCTTTCCAACAAGGTGAGACTGTAACCTTTACATCAGGCGGTAGTGGAGTTTTAGATACAGCACCTATTGAGACATACAGATATTTTATAGACACAGGATCTGGTGCAGTTGAAGCACCTAATTTAACCATGGTTAGAGGTAACACATATCGTTTTGATATGTCTGACACCACTAATACTAACCATCCATTATCATTAGATGGAACATCATTAGCAGATACCGTAAACTTTGGTGTTAGAACTTATGGTTCACCTGGTACTGCTGGATCTTTTGTTGATTTTGTAATCAAACAAAACGCAACTCCAAGCACAAATACAGTTTTCTATACTTGTACTCAACATGGACAATCTATGTCTGAGAGTTCTTTCATCGCAATTACAACTGGAACTGCAGGAGTTTATGGTGATGGTGGTCAGATAGATGTTACTGTTGGTGCTAGTGGTGCAGTTACTGCTGTTGCATTCTCAACAGGTGGACAAGGAACTGGTTGGAAAGCAGGAGACGTTGTTAGAGTTGCTAGCCCATCTTTAATTGGTAACACAAATAACTTCACATATACTATTAACTCTAATGATACAAGCATTAGTTCATTAACTGATATCGTATCATCAGGTTCTGGTTACAACATAGGAAATGTTCTTAGTTGTGATGATGCTGATGTTGGAGCTGGTGGTGGATCAGGATTCCAATTCACTGTTACTAAAGTTGGATATGCAAGTTCTGTTGTATTATCAGATGGTGGTAACGCATTCTTTACAGGTCAAACAGTTGTATTTGACACCACAAACTTTGCTGGTTTGGGTGATAATGGATCTAACTTTGCACTGACAGCTGCAACTATTGATACTAGTGAAGTTACAACAATTGCTTCATCTGGTGCTCTTAAATCTGCAGAGTATAATATATCAGCTTCTGGTATATTAACAATGGGTTCTACTGGAAATACCAGTACAGTATCTAATGACGCAATAACCACTGGTACTATAGCAACCAGAGGAGACATCACAGCTCAAGCAGCAGTAAGTATAGGAACAACTCTTGGTGTTAATGGGATATCAACACTTACAGGAAACCTAGTTGCTAATGGCACAGATAACTTTGTTGATAATGCTAAATTAAAAATACAAGCAGGAACTGCTGCTGCCCCAGCTATTCAACTAGCTGCGGATACTGGAAGTGGTTTCTATAGATCTGCTGCTAATGAGTTAAGTTACTCTGGTGCAGGAGTGCAGAAAATCAAGATGAGTGACACTGTACTTGAGACTGCAAATAATTTAATAGTCGATTCTGTGCTTGGTGCAGCAAATCCATACTTTAAAGTTGATCCTACTGCTGAGACAACAACCATTGGTACAGTACAATCTGGATTACAAATTAATAATGCTGCTGAGATAACTGCTGCTGGTATAGATGCAAATATTCCTGTTACCATTACTCCAAAAGGAACTGGAAATCTTATCCTTAAAGGTGGTACAGACGTACAATTTGAAGTTAATGACGGTACTACAGCACAGTTTACTATAGACTCTATTACTGGTGATACCGATATCAAAGGTAATTTGAAAGTTGATACTGCATTAGAGATAAAGAGATCTACAATCAATAACGCTGATATTGGTGGAACTGCATCATTCGGTGAACTTGTAGCATGTACTGTTACTGGAACTGGATCTGGATATACTGATGGTAGTTACAATGCGGTTACATCTACTGGAACATCTGGACTTGGAACTGGAGCAACATTTACAGTTGTCGTTTCTGGAGGTGCAATTACATCGGTAACTCCAACAGCAGCAACAAGAGGTTACAACTATTACATTGGTGATAATATAACTTTAAATCCTACAACCATAGGTTCTGGAACTGGAAACACAGTTACTGTAAGTGATACACAAGGTCAAGGTCTTGTATTGAAACCTGGTGGTGGTAAGAGTGTTTGGGTAAACAGTACAGGTGCATTTGTAATTCCATCTGGTACAACAAACCAAAGACCTGGCACTTCAGATAGATTAGCTGGTGCAATTAGATTTAACTCTACACAGTTACAGTTTGAAGGTTTCAATGGAAACGACTTTGTTTCTCTTGGTGGTGTTCGTGACGTTGACCAAGATACTTACATCTTAACTGAGGTATCACCTAGTTCTGATGAAGACACATTTGAGTTCTATGCAGCTGGTGTTAATTGTTTATCACTTGATAAAGATAAATTTGTTCTTAAGAACGCAAAACAATTTGACGTACCTGGCACAGCAATCTTTAACGGAACTTCAGCTGGTGACCCATTCTCAGTTACATTTTCTGGTGCTAATATAGCATCCTTTAGATCAAAGAAAGATTTTGAAATTTCTAATGGATTAAGATTTAGAGGAGTTCCTACACAAGGTACAATATCCGCTATTGGAACTGAGACAGCAAGCACTGGTGCTTATGGTGTATCTCAATCATATAGTGGTGTGGTATCAGTAGCTCAGTTTGAAGGTACAGGAGCAACATTCAATGTTACAACTAATGGTAGTGGAAATATAGATCAGATAAACATTGCAACTGGTGGTGATTTCTATGAAGCTCAAGAAGTTATAACAATAACTGGTGATCTACTTGGTGGTGCTACTCCCGCAAATGATGTAACATTCCCAGTTACAACTCTATCAAATACTAAATCACCATTTGCTCGTACTGATGTAATTCAACAAGACTTTGTTACAAGACTAGATTCTAAAGCATTCATATCTTTAGATGCAAATGGATCTGAGTGTGCATGGAAAATTAACAGAGGTTGGAATGGTGGAACAACATCATATCTAACTGTCTTTGATTCTACAGGTGATTTTGTCGAACTAGATGACTGTAGAGTAGAAGGTGGACAATTAACATCCTTTACTGCTAACGCAGCGATAACACAATTTGATAAGACATCATATAAGGGTGCTAAGACATTAATTACCATTGAAAGTAACGATGGTAAAGTTCACATGTTAGAAGTCACAACTATATGTGCTGCAGCAGGAACCACTGCACACGCCACAGTTACAAACTCAGTAACATCAGATAATGACCTTGTAGATGCAACTATTGCTGTTGCTGGTAGCAACGTTAACATCTCACTAGCAAAATCTAGTGCTGCTAGTTCATCAACATCCTTTACTGGTAGATTCACAACTACAAAAGTTAAGGTATAAATAAACCATAGGTAATCGTAAACCATGTCAATTAAGAATTTTTCATCAATAGGGGGATACTCAGTTGCTGCAACTGAAGTATTAAATACTTCTAGAGCTCTGAAAAATATTTCTGCGATGCATATGGTCAGTGCTCACTTCACTGATGCAAACAAAGACATCTTTATTCTTAAGAGACAGACAGATGCATCTAATAATACGATGCAATTATCTTTGGATGGTAATACACCCATAACAACAAATACTCCTCCACTAGCAAATGATTCTGTTTCTTTTGCAAAAGCAACTGTATTTGGACAAGAGACTACCACAAACACTTATGTGTACGCAGCAAAATTTGATCTTATCATTACAACAAACTCTAGCGGAGTTCCAACTGTAGCTGTTACTGATGAAACAGTCATAAGAAACAATCCGCCAGGTCAAGAAACATGGAACGTAGTGCCAGCAGCGATTCAAATCGGTTCAGCACCTTATTTTACATTCCAAGTATCAAGTGTGACATCCAGCTCTACAGTGAAATGGGTTGGTAATCTAGATATAACAGTCGTATCATAACTCCTATAGGAACAAAATGAGTTTAAAGTTTAATGTAGACCAGCAAAGGATTGAAGCCTCTGGTTCAAAAGCGACAGGAAATTGGACGAATGCCACATACAGTCGAAGTGCGGCTGGTGTGGGAAATATTGTTTCGGTTGCTCACGGATTTATAGGACAAGAAACTTTATATCTTGACTTCACATCTGGTGGAGAAGTAGACGGACAGTATACAGTAACGAAAGTAGATGACGATAATTTAAGTTTTACAGGTTCAAATGCAAGCATCATCACAGCGGGTGCTGGCGTATCATATAAAAGAGTAAGATCCTTAAGTATACAAGGAGACACATCCATTGAAATGTCAGTGGGTCAAGGTGCATTAGAGAAAGACGCAATATTCATAAACAAAAACGCACAGGAAAACATTCGTGTTGGTGTTAATACTCAAGATCCTCAGTATGAACTTGATGTAGAAGGTCAGATTAGAACGACTCGTTCTATCATTTCTGATACTGCACAGGTTACAAACCTTGATATCAGTACTATTATCAACCCTGCGTTGAATCTTCGTGCTCCAAACTTAGTTAACTTTGAAGATACAGATGTAACAAGTCCTACTTTTGGAACTACATTCTTCCCAACTGCTGATACACCTCCTCTAAGTGATCAGTCCAGAAGGGTTGCTACCACTGACTTTGTATATAAAGTTGCTACTAATGACACTGGTGGTCGTGTATATGTATCACAAACTATTGGTAGTGATTTAAACGATGGTCGTTCAGCTGCAAGACCAGTAAAAACAGTTAAGAAAGCAGCACAGATTGCTTACGGTTTACAGAAAGCTGTGCCCACAGCAACTGACGAATACGTTTCTATCATCGTATCTGGTGGTGAGTATCTAGAAGATAACCCAATTTCACTTCCTAGGAACTGTTCACTAATTGGTGACAACCTACGTCGTGTTATCATGCGTCCTGCAAATCAGGATCGTCACATGATCAAGGCGTCTAATGAAACATATATCTTTGGTGTTGTATTCAGAGACGCACTACAAAACTCATCAGACCCACAAAGTACAGTAATCCATACATGGAAGTATGCCTTTGTATTTGATGATAAGCAAAGATTATACTATGAACCAGAATTAAGACAGATTCCTGCAGTTGCTGGAGATAAGTTCCGTGGTGATAACATATTCAAGATTACATTTAACAACCACACAGGTAGTAATGCAACTCTAGAAGTTGGAGATTTCGTACAAGGTGGATCATCTGGTACACTTGGTACAATCCAGACTGTCAACTTCACAGGTCCTATTGCATCACCATATTCTACTGGTGATATCACGGTATTGATTACCTCAGGTGTTAATGATGTATTCCAAGACGCTGAAAAAGTATTCTATGATAATGTTGCTGCAAATATAATTACTGACCTCAACAATGCTAGTGTATCAGATAGATTTGACGTTGTTGATGCTGAATCATTAAGACCAGAACTTGAAGTTATATCTAATCAAATTTATCAGCACACTATTGATAGTGAAAGAGAATTTGTTTCTTTCCGTGGTAGCAGTAATTATATTGATACAGCAAATGATACAATTACACTAACAGCTCACAGATATAGAACTGGTGCAGCTGTTGCATATCATAAAGACGAAAACGCTACAGCATTACCTGGTTTAATTGATGGCACAGTCTATTATATAAGAAGTGTTGACGCTAACAGTGTTGCATTATATGACACTTATGCCAACGCTATTAATGTATCTGTAACTCAGGGTAGAAAAGATATTACTGGTGTATCATCTGATGATAGATTCCATACATTTGACTCTGGTAATGTTATGCCAGAAGTTAATAACATCTATATTAACAAACATCAATTCATAACTGGAGATGGTATAATATATCGTGCTAGTAAAATGGGCGGTATTGGTGGACTTGTTGATGGTACTGCATATTTTGTTTATAAAGAAAATGATGATTATATAAGACTTGCTGCATCTGCTGCTGACGCTACACAGAAAGATGCTTCTGGAGCTGACAACCCAGTAACAGTAACACTAACAACACCAGGAAACGGATTCCAAAGATTTGACATACAGGAAAAAGTATTATCAATTACTACGATTGATACATCTTTGAATACTGTAGCAACATATAATGGTCCTGTATTCACTCTGCAGAGTTCTAGTACATCATCAGATTTCCATGATTATGAAGTTGGTCAAGAGATTCAAGTATATGGTTTCCAGAATAGTGCTATAGATTTTGGTACTGGTACAAACTCATCATTTACAATCAGTGGTGGATTAATTACAGTTACTGTATCAAGTGTAGACAACACAAAAACATCTACATTATTCTCCAACTGGGCAACTCTTACAGAAGCTGGTATTACATTTAACTTCCCTGCTGGTTATGAAAGATTTAGTAAGACATATTCTATAGATGGTTTTAGTACAGGATCTGGAACTCCAACTCTTGCAAGTAATACTGACCTAGGTATTGGTATTGCGAGATATAATAGTTCTAACCTAACAATCACCTTTGTTCTAAAACAAGCAAATATTGATACTGCAAGTGACGTAACAACTGCATCAGGTTCTAACGTTAGTATCCTTGATAACTTAACAGATTTAAACGGAAGAAAATATGTTACTCACCGTATAGAAAGGGCAGATGGTTACTCACTACAGTTTGTTGTTCGTGGTAATATCAGTCAGATAGGTGCTTCTATTAACCCAACTGGTGACCAAACAGTTATATCATCTTGCAACTATGTCTTATCATCCTTAAGGAACTCTCCTTATGGATTCAACAAGATTAGTCAAAGTGACCGTTTTAAAGATGGTGCTGAAGCAATTAAAATTAACCAAGAATTTATTGCTCAGGAGGCAGTTGGATATGTCAAATATTATTATGAATCATCCGCTACTCGTAGTAGTGCACTTACTATTGGTGGAACAAACTTCCAACAAGCCGCAGACACAATAGCAAGAAGTATTACATCATGGTCTGTTAGTGGAGATGATTTAACAGTTGTATGTCAGAGAGGTCATAATTTATATCCTAACTTTAGTCAACACACTCCTACTCTTGCAGCGTACACACCAGCTACAGGTGTGTTTGTAGTAACTGTAAGTAACCACGGATTTAGTGTTGGAGACTTAGTTAAGTTTGATGCTGGTGCATTTGTATTCCAGTGTGCTGAAGATAGCGGTGCATCTGATCACCCATATCCTAGAGGTGGAGATCCTGCATTTGATAAGTGGTTAAAGATAACTGCAAAGGATACAAATACATTTACTGTTAACGTTGGTGTATCTTCTAACACTACAACTCACACATTTGTAAGTGCTGGAACTAACTCAGTTAAGAAAGCATTAACAACAGTAACTATTGCGAGTTCTGGTAACTCAACAGTCAATGGTGTCCATGGTATTAAAGATATTGTAGATGATAGAAAATTCATCTTAGACCTTGCTAACAACACTGCTAACGGACAGTCTGGAACAGTAGGAACATTTACAGATTTACAAAAACCATTTAGAACTCCAAATAGTATACCAACAGATAATAAGTATGCTGATGCTGCTGAGTTATTATTTGGTAATGCAGATATGATTGCCGATTGGTCAGTCAATAAAATGCTTGCTAACAATAGTGGTTACAGTATTCCTACAGGAAGTACAGCGTGTTATGATGATGTCAGAGACTTTATACAAAAGTGTGTAGCACATAACCTTAAGTGGGGTGGTAACGATAGAGTATATGATCAAGCAAAATTCTACATTGATCCTGGTTTCTCATTAACTAGAGATCGTTACGTAGAAGTATTCAACAATGCAAAAGATGCTTGTATTAAAGCAGCTAGAAATTTACCATTATACAGAAATCCATATTCTACAAAATTACAATATTATCATACTCTCACTTTAGATACTGCATCACAATCTGTATCTGGTTATGCTGCAACTCTAATACTTGCTAACTTAGATTTAATTGCATTTGAATCAGTTCAACAATATAACGTAGACAATCCTTCACACAATGTGCCTGGTGGAAACCAGAACTGTATTGATGACGTTAGTGATTTCTTACGTGCTGTCGTATGGAACTTAAACCATGGTGGTAACGAGCAAGTTTATGATCACGCACAACTATACACAAACTCTACTTTCCTAGACGGGGAAGAAACAGAGTCCCGTGCTGTATTCCAATTAGCAAAAGGACTTGCTAAACAGGCAGCTGCTAGTGAAACAATCACTATTGAAGGTAATCACGGATTTACTCAAGTAACTAACGCTGGTCTCAAAGGAACTAGTGTTGAACAAAATCTAGTTGAAGGATTCTTCACAATCCTTGATACTGCTATCGCTAACGATAACATGTCACACGCTACTAGAACTGTTACATCTGCTCCTTCTTGTGCATCTGTTATATCTTCTATTACAACCTTCTTTGATACTGTTACAACTGCCTTAGGAAGCGGTTCTACTGCGGGTAGTGTGTCAAGTGTTACAAGAACATCTGCACCTGGCGATCAACAGTGTATTGATGACGTAATGAAAATATGTAGAGCATTCCAGTATGACTTACGTTATGGTGGTAACTCTGCTATTGTAGAAGCATCAAATCTATACATTAGTGGTAGTGCAATTGCATTCTTGAACAATGAAGTTCAGTACAGTCGTGCAATGTTTGCTGCAGCAAAAGAATTATCAATAGACGCAATAAGAAATAATTTAGAAGCTGGTCAATTCTCACAGATTGTTCCTGTATCAAATGGTTCTATTACTGTAGATAGTAGTAAACCAGAATGTGCAAACGTTGTATCTGCATTGACTACAAACTGGGGTATTCTTGATAACGTATTATCAAGTGCTACAGCATACAGTGGAACAGTAACAACCCCTGATCCTTTACTTCAAGAACAATCAAATAATAGTTACAATTTCCCACTTGGAAATGTATTCTTAGATCTTCCAGTTATTGAAGCATCTCCTTATATTCAGAACTCTTCACTTATATCATTCCTTGGTGGTTCTGGTTGTGAAATTGATGGTGCTAAGGTTGCTACACCTAACGTTCCTAGACCAGGTTTAAAACAGAATTCACAGGGTAACACCGTTGCACAGTTTGATCCACAAGGTAAGTCGATGGTTGCTAACGCATTCACCATCATTTGTTTTGGTGGTACTGCGTACAACGTTAGTAATGATGGATATACACAGTTAGTTTCTGTGTTCGCTATCTTCTGTCAAGATGGTATTCTTGTACAGTCTGGTGGTTATGCATCTGTTACTAACTCAGCGTCTAACTTTGGTACATACTCTCTACGTGCTACTGGATTTAGATCTGAACCATATTCATTTGATATTGGTGTTATTGATTCTATTGTAGATGACACTGATGGAAATGGAACACCAACTGGTAGACAGGTAATCCAAGTTAGTGGTACAACTCTAACAAACATTCCGATTGAAGATTATATTATCAAGATTGATGGACATACTCCAACTGATCCTGCTGTAGAGCACATTATTCTAGAGACAGAACTTATTTCTGGTTCTGCTGGTACACAGATTGTTGCTAAGATCAAGACCAACAGGTCTATGGACTATAAGAATACTAGCACTAATGTTAGATATCAGTCTTCTAACGATGCTGGTTTTGTAGCTGGTTCTCAACCATTAACTACCCTTGTAGGTTTAGCAATTAAATTCCACAGACCATCTGTATGTAACTCATCATCACACACTTGGGAATACTCTGGATCAGGTAACACCTACGCTGCTTTACCACAAAACGGTGGTGTTGGATTAGGAAGTGCATACGAAGCAGCAGAAGAATTATTCGGTCAGGTTTATACATCAGGAACCAACGAATTTGGTGACTTTAAAGTTGGTAACTTTGTTACGATCTTCAACAGAACTGGTGCTATTAGTTTTGTTGGTACTGTTGCAATCTCAGAACTTACATCTATTAAGATTGTTGGTGGTGACATCACAATTACAGGATTCTCACAAGATGATAACTTAGGTGGAACATTCGCATCTGACTCCTTACTACCTACACAGGCATCTGTTAAAGATTATATTTCAAATAATTTAGGACCATATCTAAACCAACCGTTCTCAACAAACGCAGTTCCATCTGCTCTAGTTCAGTTAACTTCAAATGGTAAGATTAACCTTGACCAAATCCCTGCATTACGTCCATTCAATATTACATCTGTTGCATCACAAGCAGAAAGACTTGCTATTGAAGACGCAAACGCTGGTGACATTGCGATACAAACAACAGCAACTACATTCAACGTTGCATCATCTTCTGTTAATACAGGTGCTGATACTATTACAATCACAGGTCACGGTACATCAACTGGAGATCAGTTAACATATACAGAAGGTTCATCAGCAATTGGTGGGTTGTCAACAAACAATGTCTACTACGTTATTAAAGTTGATGACAATACAATCAAACTTGCTGCGACTTCATCTAATGCATCTGCAAACTCTGAGATTACTTTAACTAATCAAGGTTCTGGTACTCATCAATTTGTAACTGCTGGTATAGCAATATCTTATATCTTAGAAAATGACTTAGAAAGTCAATTCCTAGCATTTACACCAAACAGTGCTTATCAGTTTACTTCTGGAGACATTATTACTGGTAGTTCTACAACTGCTCGTGGTACAGTTTCATCATACAATGACGGTGCTGTATTTAACTATGTAATTAGTAACGGTGGTTCTGGATACTCAGGTAACTTTAACCTAACAATCGCTGCACCTGATGACACAAGTAATGGAGTTCAAGCTGCTGCAACATGTAATGTAACAAGTGGTGTTGTAACTAGTGTTACTATCACAAACCTTGGTAAAGGTTACTACTCGCAACCAACAGTACAGGTATTGACATCACCTAGTGGTGTTGCTAACAATGCAGTTGTTTCTGCTCAGATAGAAGGTAGAGTTGCGATTGCGATTGCAAACAATATTAAGTTTGACGCTGGTGACTTTATTGTAGACCAAGCATTAGCAAACTTAGCAACTGGAACTTATTCTCAAAGTGGTACAACAACAATAACATTCACTGAGAGTAATCACGGTCTTGCTAACGGTGCTTTACAATTCTTTGACTTTACTACAGGTGATGGTCCTGATGGATTCTACACTATAACATTATTGAACTCTAGTCAGTTCTCTATTACATCTCCTAACAGTGCAACCACATCTGGTAACTATGCTAGAAAGAGAATAGTTGACCTTTCAAGAGTAGTTAATACATCAGCACAAAATGCTGGTAACTGGACACAGTTGACATCAACAAATATTGATGCTTCTAATATTGTTGCTGGTACAATTGACCCAGAAAGAATGGCAGGAAAGGGTACTGCAAACTCATTCACATTCTTACGTGGTGATTCATCATGGGAGTATGCATTACAATCAATTAGACCTACAACTGCTGATGCGATATTAATTGGTGGATCAGTAACAGATAGTTCATACATTGACAGTATTACTATTACTAACGCTGGTACTGGATATACAGATGGAACTTATCAGAACTTACCAATGGAAGGTGGTAACGTTTCTGTTACCAGTCAAGACGTTGCTCGTGCAACATATGTTGTATCAGGTGGTGCAATTACATCCGCACAGGTTACTGACTCTGGTACTGGTTATACTGGAACATTCTCTGTAACTATACCAAGTGAACTTGGTTCTGGTAGTTCTGCAGTATTGAGTGCTGTTAAAGGATCAATCAATCGTGCCTTTGGTAACATTGAAATTGATATTAGAAAGGGTAATGCACTAACTGCAAGTGCTAGTGTATATGGTAACTACGGTGTATTCAGATTTAGAAAGGACGTTGCTAACCAAGCAGTTGCTAACCAAGATCAAGGTGGATTTGTTATTGATGATAATGGTCAAGTTTCAATTGACCAAGGACCTGGTTCAGAACTTAACGCTGACAGACTAGATGGTAACCAAGGTATCTACTATCAGACTGCAAACAACATTATCTTTGGTACGTTAGATCCTGCAAGACTTGCAAACGTAACATACAACATCTCTATATCTGGTACTGCTGATACTGCAAACAGAATATTTAACGAGACTGCATCACTCACATCAAACCCATCTCCTGCTCAGGCAGCAAATGGTGTTGCTGCAGCATTAAGAAACAACTCTGCTACAGCATTAAATGATGGTGGTACTACACACGGTATTGTAACTTACAGAAGACAGTCTACTGGAACTGCATCAACTCAATTAGGATTCACAGATAATAACAATCTATACATCAGAGGTAATGGTGGAATAAATGCAGTCTACTCTAACTGGGAGAAGATATGGTCATCTGGTAACGATGGTGCTGGAACAGGTCTAGATGCTGACAAATTAGATGGATCACAAGGACTTTGGTATCAGACAGGTTATAACATAGGTGACACACGTGGTGGAGTTACATCACCTATTGGTGATATGTTCTTACCAGAGGTTCTTGGTCAAGACAAGATGGTCTTTGAGAACTTCTATGTTAATGACACAGGACTAAAATATACTCTATACATTCCAAATTTCCATTGTAATAGTGGTGTTGGTGGTAACATCAACAATGGTGGAACATATACTATCTACTCTGATATAGGGGCAACAAACAACATTGGTTCTATCGTAGTTGATAGTTCTGGCGGTGTTCAAGAACTTACACACACAACTGGTGAAATATACTCTCTTGTAACTGGAACGATAGCATTTGTTGGTTCTAATAATAATCCAAACATATATGTCTTCGGACCTAATCCTGGCACAAAATGGACTGTATCATCATCTAATAAAATTTCTAGTGGATCTAGCACAATTATTGGATTACGTGATAATGCAAACGGTGCTAAGTTACAGATTGGTAAAGCAGCGGTATCTACTACACCAACAATAGACTTTAGATCATCAGGTCAAGCACCAAACTATGACGTTCAAATGATCGTCTCTGGTGGTAATGGAAGTGATGGTAATGGTGCATTAAGATTTAACGCAAACGACCTAACTGTCAATGGTAACACCATGTGGCACGCAGGAAACGATGGAGCATCATCACAGTTAGACGCTCACTATGTTGATGGTTATACTCAGTCAACATCTGCAACAGCAAATACTCTTGCACGTAGAGATGCTTCTGGACACTTAACAGTTAATGACTTAACTGCTGACCAAGGTACTTTCAATAATACTGGTGCTTCTTCATTACAACTTGCTGGATCTAATGGTGTTAATATTGGTAAGGCAGCAACAAACGTTCTTAAGATTAGTGGTAGAGGAAACTCTAACGTAGGTTCAATAAGATTTGGTAATGATAGTAATGACTTTGGTTGGAATGGAACCTACTTATCATACAACAATATCACTTTCCGTGGTGGTCGCTTAGGTATTGGGGAAACCAATCCTGCAGCACGTATCCACGTAGACGAAGGTGGTAACACTGGTGACGGTGATGGATCAGCATCTATGACTGCAACTGGTGGAGAATCAATGTTGATTCAAGTTGACACAGCATTTACTGTGGGTCATACTTTAGGTTCTCTTGTATGGAGAACTGGAAGTCGTAGACGTGCAATGATTACTGGTGTTTGTGAAAACACAGATAGTGATTACCTAGGTCTATCGTTCTATACACAAGGAACTGATGGTTCTGGCGACTTCTTCGAGTCTATGAGAATCTCAAGAAGTGGTAATGTAGGTGTGGGTAACTTTGGTAGTGGTACACCATCTTACAAACTTGATGTTAAGGGCGACATTCGTTCAACAAATACTATAAGATCTACAGTCGCACAAGGTAGTGCACCGATCTCTGTTAGTTCTACAACTGTATGTCCTAATCTTAACGCAGACTTACTTGATGGTTATACTGCATTAGCACTTCCATACTTAGGTGCTAGTGTTAACACATGGTTGAATGATGATGGTGGACAAGAAAGATTCTACTTTGCTAACAACTCACACACATATCTTAGAACTGGAGATAACTTCTACTTCAGATCTAATAACAATACTGGAATGGGTTCTATTGATGGTGACGGTGGTTACTGGACAATCTATGGTGGTGGTGACCAAACACAGTCATCTTACCGAATGGAAGTTAGAGGAGCGAACGGTCTAAATATCAATACATCATCTGTGGGTCTATCTAGCGGACAAAGATCCGTTGTTCTTCGTGCTGATGGAGACAAGCAATGGATAGATAGATATGGTGTAATGAAGCGTAATAGAAACTCTATTGGAGAGAGCACATCTGTTAATAGTGGAGACAACTGTTTAAGTTCAGGTCCTATTACTATAAATAGCGGTGTAACTGTTACCATAAACAGTGGTGGATACTGGAGCATAGTTTAAACTAATCATGGCAGGAATTTTAAGAGTAGACCAAATACAGAGTACTGCAGGATCAAACGTTATCGACGTTTCCTCAGGAACTTTTAAAATTTGGGATGGTAATTCATACGAAGCATTCACTGTAAGTGGTGCTTTACTTAGCATTAATACATACACCTCACAGAATGGTACTTGGAACTCTAAGTCAACTTCTGGTGGATCTGGAGTGTGGAGTAAACCATCTGGTTGTACTCACGTTCTAGTATATGCAACTGGTGGTGGCGGTGGAGCAAGAATTAACGACAACGCTTATCGTGGTGCTGGAGGCGGTGGTGGTGCCACTGCTATCAGATACATTGATGTATCTAATGTCAGTACTGTAAACTACACCTATGGTGGTGGAGGAGCATATGCTCGTAACGGTGGTAGAGGATCAACTGGAGGAACTTCATCCTTTGGTTCTTATATAACTGCTACTGGCGGTCAGGGTGGACAAACCGATAACCCATATCAGGGAGGACCTGGTGGAAATGCCTCTGGTGGTGATATCAACTTACCTGGCGGTGGTGGTGAAATGTGTCACGGTACTAACCGAGAAGGTGGCGGTGGATCATCATTCTGGCATAAAGCAGGATCTTCACACCATTATCAAAACGACCAAGAAGAGATTACTCATGGTCAGTGGGGATCTGGTGGAGGTTATGGTTACTACTCACAAAACAGTTTCGCATACAATAACTCAAACGGTGGTGCAGGCTGCGTTATCGTATTCAATTACACATAAAGATTATGAGTTTCGCATTAATTAACAAAAGCAATAATAACGTTTGTCAGTTTGTTATGACTGAAGACGAGTGTTTTGAAACACACGAAGATTACTTCTGGAAAGATATTCCTGATGAAACTATTGAGGGAATGCAACCTCCTGATTTTACCTATGAACCATCAAACGGGAGTGTAATTCCAAAAATATATTCAGAACCAGATCACCATTTTCTAAGAAGATTAGACTATGAAGAACTGAGTGTAGAACAACAATTAAATTTGTTGTGGAAAGATATGGATGCAGGACTAATGCCTGGTAAAGATGGTAATTGGTATAAAACAATTAAGGCAATTAAAGAGAAATATACCGAGTAAATTATGTCACAGTTAAATGCTGCTACTACACAAGTAAATACTGTTACCTCTAGTGGTAGTACAGTTGCTATACCAAAGAACATTGATGTTACTGGTAACATAAATTTTACTGGTGATTTATTACAGAACGGTGTTTTATTTGAAACACTACCATCTCAAAGTCCTAAGACTGCGGGTGGTATTTTAATGTCTGATGGTAAAAATGCTTTCTGGGGAACAGCAGCAGCATCAGAATCTAGTCAAGCAGCATTTCAAGGAAGTTATGGTACTAATAACTTCGGTCCTTACAACACAGATACTGGATCTGCTAACGCACAGAACCCATCTGTAAGTTCTGGAAACTATAATCCTTATAGTGGAGAAGGACAATGGTACACATATACTGGAAGCACATATAATATCACAGTTGGTTCTTCATTCTTATACAGAAGTATTTTCACACATGGATATTTGGTTGGTGGTTATAGAGGATCAAATCCATGGAGAACAGTTAATCAGATATATCAAGCAACAGACGTAACTATTTGTCGTGGTGACCAGTTAGACAGAGCAGCATCATATGTTGATGGAAACTTCGGTGACTTTAACGGATATGTTTACGGTACACAGAACTCATACGGTGGTTCTGGACAAGCGGTAAGTAGTATTAACCTACACACTGGAACTAATAGATCTTTTGGTCCTAATGGAACATACGGACATGGCGATGCATATAACTCTACTCCAGACAGTATTGGTGCATCAATAGACAGTTGGGACAGTACAGACGATCCTGGCTGTGCCTCAGGTCAACAAACACAAAGAGGTTACACTGCTGGTGGAGGTCCTGGTTCTATCCAGAGACTAAACTTTGTTACTGAAATGTCTACAAGACTAGGTAACGGTTTTGGTAATGGTGGTGCTACTGGATCAGAAGGTGAAACTAGATGTCATCTATTTGGTGATACTGGTAACGCAAGATATGTACAGTTTAGTAATGAGTCTGTTTCATCCTACAGTTTATCTGGATGGGGTGGAGATGGTTGGAAGAAAGACTTGTCAACCAAGTGGGGTTTCTGCTATCATGGTAACGGTAATAATGTTACACTACCATGGCTCAAATTTAACGATGTCACAACTTCATCAATAGGTAGTGCATTCAACCAAGTAGATATATCTTCTGGTGAAGAAAATATGTGTATGGGTCAAGACTGGGGTTACTGTATGGGTAACTACGCAGGAGGTGGTGGAGGTTATCAGAACAATAGAACTTGGAAGAGATTCCACGCTACAGATGGAGACGTTGTTTTAGGATTTAAAGCAGAACCTAAAGGTCATCAGGGACAATCCTCTGGTGCATGTTTCACTGGAGCATTTGCAGTAACAGGATTGAGGTATCAGTAATGTCAACAGGAAATGTAAGTATTAAAACAGGAAGCGATGCGTTGATGTATTTTAATCAACCAGATTTCGCAAGTTATCAGGCATTCATGATCTTAAAGAAAGAGCATGAAGACTTGAGAAAGGAATTTGATGCATTGAAGAAACAGGTAAATGGAGAATAATAGATTTGTAACCAACAGAAACTTCCTAAAGGAGAAGGAAGATACTGCGTGGAAAAAAAGAATCCCTGCTGATCTTATACAAGATGAGGAATTCTTACGTCCAAAATATGTACCTCAGCATCCTCTAGAATTAGAGACTAAGAAGTTTATTAAGGACAAAGAAAAAATTAAAGAAGGTTATATCTATATGCTTATCCACGAGGATACATTGAGGATGGCAGATATAAAACCACACTCTACAACATATTCAGTTGTATTTAATTTTCATAATGTAACTACTGTCAAGATGAACAAACTTGTCTTTGAGACAGTTAAATCTTGCTTCAAGAGATATATCGAATTAGATGAGAAAGAATTTTTAAACGCACCACGATTCCAAGGAGAGGTGAGATCTCACTATAAAGATTATGTCATGGAAATGAATGACAAAGGTGAGATGGTACATGTTAAGAAAAAGAAAAAAGTTGAATCTAAAAATATACAACTCGCTCTTTCTTACATGAAGAAGCAAGCAATCTTAGTTATTGAACACGAGTTTGATTTAAGATTTAAGAACTTTAAAAATTGTTGTGATGTAGAATCAGAGAGTTGGTTATATCAACTTGAAGAAGCTAGACGGTTTACCGAAGATGAGAACTCGAAGACTCCCTTTATAGATATCTTATGCATGACGAGAGGAATGCAGAAAGGAGAACTTGTAAAAAGAGTCCTCAAAAACCATGATAAATACCTTATAGATTACGCCTCATTATTAGGCAAATATCATGCAATACGTTCCCAGATCAGGAACTGTGATAATATGTGGGATATGAACATCTTGTACGAAGATTACTTGAATGTTGGAATGCCGATTAAGCAGGGTCAGAAGTTAGGACGTATTGATGAAAATCAAAAACGACTTGATGGAGAACTAGCTTATGGAACTTTCGGATTCTGAAAAGGGTTGGATAGAACATTCGTACAAATTAGAAGGTGGACAAACTAAATATCAAAACCAGAATTTTGTAGTTGGGACACAGATAACACCATTTAAAAAAGTACAGCAAGCATTGCTAGAACTACAGTCTAGAGACAACACTAGAGTGGAGTTACAGTATCGTCTTGACAAGAACGCTATTGATATTAAAAAACTCAATAGACAATTAAAACTGGCGACTGATCCTTTAGATAAGGAAATGGTTGAAGTTGAAATTGAGAAAGCTCACTACGATAGAACTATCTGGGAGCAAAAAGTTTTAGTATGTAAACGAGAGATTGCTAACTTTACAGGTCAGTTGGAAGAGATGGTAGACAAATCTAAAGGAGTAGAGTATTATCTAGATACCAATGAGGAGGAAGATAAGAAATACTGGATCAGTCGTATGGCAAAACAAGCTGCTTGCGATATGATTTCTTTTGGACACGTTGGCACTGGTAACATGGATTCTATTATGAATCTACCTCCTGATGATCAAGTCCAAGTCTTATCTGGAGCTGTACACCACTCTGCTCTTATTGGAGCAGGAGTAGAAAAGATGAGACAAGCAATGGGTGGATCTGTTGCTAACATCATGGAGGGTGGTAAATTTACTCCTCCGCAAATAAATGGTTCTGAAATTACAACACCTGAGGAAACTAATCCTCAATTATCTGAAGTGAAACATGACATCCCCAAAGAAAAAATCCGTCTTCAGTCTTCCAATAAACCCAAAGATTGATTCGAGATATGCTGAGGATGTATTCATACCTTGGTTGAAAAGACATAAAGAATATATTGTTGACTTATACTTCACGTGTAGGATGCCTCCTTTTAATCAGGATGCTATGGGTGATGTATTTCAAGGTGACCCAGTTCAATTGTTTTATAATGCATATGCTATTCATCAAGAGACTGGTATACCATTATCAGCAACGTTCAATAATATCTACGTAAGACCAGACTTAGAACATCTGGATTTGTTTGTCAAAAATTTTAGGCAACTATATGAAGCGGGTGTCAAGATAGTAACTATACCACATACTAGTTGGGTTGCTACAGGAATCTTACAAAAAGAATTTCCAGAATTAAAGATTAAGAATACAATACTTAGAAATGTAAGTAGAGCAAATGAAGTTGTGTCTCTTGCGGAAGCAGGATTCCATTACATCAATTTAGATAGAGATTTGATGAGAGATAAGAATGCTCTATTAAAAATAAAAAAAGCAAAAGAATACTGTGCATCTATTGGCAAACCTGTAGAGTTATCAATTTTAACTAACGAGGGTTGTTGGGGTGGTTGTTCTATGATGGACGAACACTATCATTTCAATAGCACAAGAACAAAAGATACTCCACAATACTTTATGGATCCTATCAGTACAAACTCTTGTGCTAAGTGGGATATAGAAGATAACTCTCACGCACTGAAAGCAGCTAATTTACCTCCTTGGAAATCAGATTGGAATGAATTTTTGGATCTTGGTATTGATGTATTTAAAATGCACGGTAGAGAAAATGCTATGAAACTCAAAGAGTCCATGGATATAATTTCTGCTTGGGGCAATGAAAAAATAGAAACAATGTTTCCAGAGTTTAATAAGTATATGGATGACCTTCTTGTAAAAGATAGTCCTATTGCTTTATGGAGAGAGAAGATAAAGACTTGTGGATTTGATTGTTGGGATTGCAACTACTGTGAAAATGTTGTTAATGCACATCTTAAAAAACAAGATAGACCTGTAGATATGGATGAGTATGTACAGAGAGTATTGAATGCTATAGATGACGGTATGCAAGAGAACTCTAACTTCAATCCTGATGGATTTGAACCGATGGGATTAACTTCTAATCGTGTTAGACATTTCCTTAACAGTCTATGTTCTCACGAGGATGCAGTATATCTAGAACTTGGAACTCATGTTGGAAGCACATTCTTTGCTGCAACTATGAATAATAATGTTAAGTGTATTGGAGTAGATGACTTCTCAGAGTCTAATGTAAGACCCCTGACAGACCATATAAGGTGGACAGAGGTTGGGAACCCATATGATACTCTAGTAAACTATTGGGAAAAGTATGAGAATGGTAATGCAGCATTTGTCAAAGCATCTATTGATGAACTAACAGAAGAAGACTTTGATGGTGTTAAACCTAACATATTGTTTTATGATGCAAATCATGATATGATGGAACAGATGAACAACTTGAACCATGTTCTTCCATTCTTAGATGATCAGTTCATACTCGTAGTAGATGATGCCAACTTTGATGGTGTTGTTGAGAGTACAGTTACTTTTATACAAGAGAACCAGTTAGAAGTATTTTTTGAAAGAAGGATACTAAGTGGAGTCATAGAGAATCCTACTCACTGGTGGAATGGACTACATGTTCTTGTTTTACGTAAAGACAAATTGATTAAAGATTATTTTGGTGAAGACAGAAATGCATCTCAGTTAGAAACAGTATGAAAATAATTGATCCAAAGATATTAAATTCCCTACACCCAAAAGATTGGGAAGTAGAACAACTTCATATAGGTAAAGCAAAGAACAGAGTTATTAAGATAAAAAATTTCTTTGTTAACCCAGAGCAAGTTAGGGCATACGCTATGGCAGCAGATTATGTATCTACTGTCGGTGGTGAGTTTTCTAATTTGCCAGGTTATGTTTCTAGATTGGGACATGTTTCAAATCAATTATTACCTCAGTTTAGATTTATCTTAAACAATTATTTTGAAGCATCTAAGAAGGTAATGAAGGATCCAGAGTTCTCTCATTTTACATTTCAAAGTTACGAAGTAGAAAAGAAATGTAGAATGTGTAGTCTTACACCTCATACGGATGACACACACTACGCTGCTGTGTTAGCATTAAACTATGATGAAGAAATGGAAGATACTGATAACGGTACTGCATTTTGGAGACACGCTGAGTATGATGAGGAGTTTGTTTCATCTGATAAAAATTATCGGATAGAACGGATAGTTAACAAAGTAAATGCATATGTTAACTTTGATCCATCAAAATACAAAACTAAACATTGGGAGAGGTACCATGTTGAAAAACACGAATTCAATACTCTCCTTGTTTATGAAGGTAGAATGTGGCACTCGCCATATTTTAGACAAGAGGGATGGGATGTAGACCGCCTAACCTTCAATGCATTTCTACACTAAATAGTACACTTATCATTTTAAACTATGGACGCTGAAACAATGGTGAAAGACTTCACCAATCAACTTAAGGAACAAAAAGCAACAATCGTTGAGATGGAAAAAGCACTTGCAACTCGTAAAGAACAAGTATTGAGATTGGAAGGTGCTGTTGAAGCATTACAAATGACACTAAAGAAACCAGATGAAGAGGAAGTCGTTCCCGTCGAGTGAAGCTAGGAAACTAGAACACGTAGCATCAAGACAACCTGCAACAAAGTTTGATGGCACGTTGGAGACCTGCCCCTACAAAGTAGGGGAGTTCTACGATGGTAGAGAAATAATATCAATAGGATTTACCAAAAATGTATATGGTAATTACTATCATATCATAGTGGAAAGAAATAGAACCCATCTCAGGACTAAATTTGAGTTTGATGAAAAACACGACTTAAAGTTTGTGAAACCTGTTGAAACGATGATGGAATCTGTAAGAGAAGCAGAGGTTCAGAAACTATTAGCAAAGGCAAACGACAGTAGTACATAAATATATCTGAAGGACTTATTGTACCAACAGAATGAAGAGGGTAATAGTAAGGGTCAGTGATAACTATAGTCTAGATTCTGCAACGTCAGCAATCTTGAAATTATATGGTTACTTAACCTTTGTAGAATATTTTAAAACTTTTTCCATAGTATCGTTTGATTGTCCTGAGAGATATGAGAGCGTTATCTTGGATCAACTCAGAGCATTAAATGTTGTTAAGAAAGCAACATGGGATGAGAATAGAATTTCTTGTAATCCAATACAAGAGTCTCAGTTAACAACTGTAACTAGTGGGTCTACCACTCTAAACTCTACTGGAGAAAACAATACAACTAGTAATACTAGATCCTTAACAGGAAGTGGAACAGGTACAATATATGTCAAAGTAGACTCTACGAGTGGAAACGATTTGTTCGTATTTTCACAGACACAAGGTGGTTCATATACAACATACGCAAACCAAACTGGTTTCTTAGACGGAGCAACATATACTTTTGATCAGAGTGATTCATCTAACGCTGGTCACCCAATGTTATTCTCTATAACTCCAGATGGCACACATACTACTGGGGGAGTATCTTTCAATACAGGTGTAACTACATCAGGAACTGCAGGACAAGCTGGTGCATCAGTAGAATTAGTAGTAAGTTCTGCGACACCATCTATACTATATTTTTACAATGTAACTACTGCTGGAATGGGACGTTATGGTGCGTCTCCAAACAAATATGGTACCATAAACATATTTGACTACTGGCATTTAGATAGAATTACAAAACAAGATAGGCAATATTTAAACAGACAATTTAGTTACAGTCAGCAAGGTGAAGGTGCTGACCTATACGTCATTGATACTGGTGTAAGAGGAGCAAGTAGACCTACAGGTAACAACGCAGCATTACATTCTGAACTATATGACCCAAACTTTGTATCTGACTTAAACGGTACTACAGAACAACAGAACTATAGAGTATTCCAGTTATCACATTATGCTGGTGGTTATGGATCTAATAACGAAGATGACAATGGACATGGTACTCACTGTGCTATTTTGGCGGCTGGGAGAACTGCTGGCGTGTCAAAGAGATCAAAGATATATGCACTTAAGGCATTTGATAGTACATTATCAGCATCTTATACGAACATACTTAGTGCTTATCAGGCAGTTATAGATCACAACACCAGTGGTAATGCAAATTATAAAGGTAGTAATCGTCCAGCTGTTATCAACTCATCCTTTGGTCCTACTATACCAACACAGAATTATCCTTACGTTGAATTAAATGACGCTGGTTCCGACAGTGGAACTGATGAAGAGTTATTAGACGACATTGAAGGAACTATATCAAGCACATACAATATTATTATTGTAAGGTCAGCTGGTAATGGATTTAAAAATAGTGCGGATGCCTTTGCAGGACCTATACAAGCAAAGTGTATTGCTGGTTCAAGGACTGCAGGATATGCTGACAATACCAATGGTGGTATAAACAATGTAGATGCAAATCAAAATAAAGTATCTGTTGGTGCAACTGAGTATAATGATAGATGGGCAAACTTCTCAAACTATGGTGCTGGCGTAACATTAGTAGCACCAGGTTCTAGAATCTTAGTTCCACAATATGATTGGTTAGCAAACACACCTCAGACAAGTGCAAGTAACTATACAGTTATAAGTGGTACATCATTCTCAGCACCTTTAGTTGCTGGTATTGCTCTGGCGTGGTGTGGTGCAAATGGATACACACTCACTACAAATAATTTAACAGGAACATTTAAAACTTTCTGTAGAACCACTGATGCTACTGGAGATATAAGAAAAGGTTCATCCACATACTATCCAACTAATAGTATAGAAGATAAGAAATTAATAGACAATCCATATGTAACTTTAGCAGGAAATAATTTCTTAGAGATAAAGTTCAACCCTGCTGACTCTTCTCATTTCCTAGGAAATGTTGGTAAGAAATGTCAGTTGAGAACAACTGGATCTACAGCGGGATCTGGTGGTTCAGTATCAAACACTTACAATATAACAGTAACCGCACCTAGTGCTTCATATTACACATTAAATGGAACTGATAGAAATGGTAATGTTAGTGGTAACAATGCAGGAGTAACTATAAGTGTTGGAGATACATTAAACTTTAACTTATCAAACGTAGCG